AAGATCGGCTCATCTGGCGACGGAGCCCAGATTGGTTCGTCCGGCAACAATGCCCAGATCGGCTCGTCTGGCGACGGAGCCAAGATCGGCTCATTCGGCGACGGCGCCAAGATTGGCTCGTCCGGCAACAATGCCAAGATTGACAGCACTGGCAAAGACTGTGTCATTATGTGCGCAGGTATTAACCCAGTAGCAAAAGCCTCAAAAGGATCATGGATAACACTATCCGAGTGGTCTTATTCTGAGGGAAAACAAAGATATATCCCCATTTGTGTAAAAACGGAATTTGTTGATGGAGAAAAGATAAAAGCAGATACATATTACAGTCTGAAAGGGGGAGTTTTTGTGGAATGGATCAATGATTAAGAGGAGGTGTTATATATGAAATGGATGGTAATAAAAGGGGTTAGATATCCTAGTTCCATGATATCAGCATTTGCGGCATATAATATGGATAACCCCTTCTTGAAGGTCAGGATAAGAAACAAGTATCATATAGTGCCTTTTGATGATGTTAATAAGATGGCTAGTCAGATGGTGTATTTAATGAACAACTATCCTGATTTCGTTCAGATAGGGAGATGGTGGGTATCCAAGAAGACGGTGATGTCTTGGGTTCCCAAGGGGCAGGCCGTGGACGGATCGGGCTGGGTCATATCCTTTACCCTGTCCTTTGGTTTGGATAATGGGACTCAAATTAAGTTTGATGAAGAAGGCGAATACCTAAGTGAGATAGATAGGTTAAACGAGTTGTTTAATGTAATATTATAAGGGAGTATGTTGATAGATGTAAATAAATGGATTGATAAAAACGGGAGCTTCGATGAAGCCGGCGGATTGGATTTAGTGAGGCACGGATATGAGTGGATTAGACGGATGCGTAAATTCGAGAATAAGGCAGATCGTCATACTTTTCAGAAAGTGTTTGGCAATAAAAGAGGCAATGAGTTATGGGACTGTTTTTTAGAGGTAGGAAAATCTATCTTTATATTAGAAGATAGCTATTTCCTGATTAACGACAGGAACGTCTTCTCTTTATGTTTAGCAGAGTGTAGTGATTATGATCTATATGAGCTTGTTCATAATATTGAGACGGATAGTGATCAAGGCAAATGATGTTGTTTAATTAAAAAAAATAAATTGTTATGGAAATTAGAGAATGTTTATCGGTTTATCTAGAGAGTGGATATCTTTTTGACGATATGTCAGGAAGATTAAAGTGGTTTGAGATTGATAAGATCTTGATCAGTTTTACATATGGAGTAGTTAGATATGTAGGAACATGGGGAGGATGTAGGACTGAGAAGACATTAGATGGGAAATTATTTTATTCGTCCGAAGAATGTTTTAAAAAGGGCGAGAGCATTCCTAAGACAAGACTATCAATATATGATGTTTTTGAGTCATTATATGGGTTCATTCCAATAGGTGATGTGTGGAAATACAAAAACGGAAGAGCTGTCAAGGATAAGTTGGAATATTTTGATATTGAAATAGATGATAAAGGAAAAATTTATTGTAAGGAAACATATTACAGAACACGTGAAGATGTGTATAAATTCAATGACTTAACTGTAGTTGACAGGAATGGAGACATAAGGTTAGTGGAATCATCAAAAAGTAGATTAATGCTTAGTGATGATCAATTGGATGTCGTGGAGAGAATGAAAGGCATCATTGATGACATGGTTAGGTTAAAGATGATTATGTATATTGATCAAGACTATAATCTTTGTTTTCTACCGGGAGATAAAATAGAAGATTTGACAATGGATGAGACAGACGGATTTGTGGATACCACCGGTATGGTGACATCTATAAAATCTAAGGATGTAGTGGAGTTTTATGTAGAAAACCCATTCGTAAAGATAAAGGATGAATGATATCTGAATCTGGATTGTGGTGGTTCGTGAGAATAGCCACAATCATATCTCTAAACGTGAGCATAAGGAGGTACGTATGTCATTCGATTGACATTAGGGATCTAATTATATTAAAAGAGGAGGGATTATGAAAGAGATTGTATTAAAACTGTATGAGTTTGATGAGCTGTCAAAAGACTCACAAGAAAGGATCATAGAGCGTGAGCGTTGGAATGTAATGGAGCAATGTATGGATGCTTATGACATAGACTATAAAAAGTCAATGGAAGCCTTTGAAGATCTGACAGATACTAAGGTTTATGGTTGGGAAGTTGGATACGAGAGATATGATTTTAGTTATGAGTTTAAATACAAAGATCCTATTTATGAACATCCTACAGATTATCATCGTGATATATTCCCTGAGAATCTATGCGGTAAATTACTGTTCAGATATATCAACAACAATATTATGCCATATATTATCAAGGGCAAGTATTTCTCCACGTCAGGTAAATATATTGATGGGAAATACAAATACAGGCACAAGTATAGTAGGGTGATGTTTGACTATGGAGATAATTGCCCATTGACAGGGATGTGTTATGATTATTATCTCCTGAAACCTATAATTGATTATTACAATGCATGGTGTACTTATCCGGAGGATTTTTCTTTAGAGGATCTGATGAGACAATGTTATGATAACTTCTTCAAGTCATGGCATGAGGAGTACGAGTATTGGGCTGACGATGAAGACGCTATACGTGAAGAGCTTCATCATAATCAGTACGAAGATCAACTTTATTATGAGAATGGGGATGTGTATGTTGGACAATTAAATGAGATAGCATGAAAACACAAGAAGAATATGCTCGTGAGATCGATGAGATCGTTCGCCGTGATGTAGAGAGTTACCAGAGTGACTGGTTTAAGATTGATAAGGAAATATTCATGCTTCCGGAAAACAAGAACAAGACATTTATTCTCGGAACCCGAAAGACAGGATGTGATTTGTTGATACTGGGAGGCACTAATTGTGATGAAAGTTATTTGGATGGGGTTTTTGGGTGTCTTGGTAATGAGAAATTCTATGTTTGCCAGCCAATATCTCTTTATGAGACAACACGAAATATTCAGGAAAGACCTGCCTTGTACACTTTTAAAATAGCGACCGCATATTTCAGAGAGCAGGATTTGGTTCCTGTATTTGAAAATTCACATTGTAAATTAATGAAGTTATGAATATAGAGGTAATAAGATACAGGCTTCCAGTTTATTGGGCTTGTGCTCTGATAAATGGTGATTATACTGGTTTATCGGATGAAGAAGAAAGGGAAATTAATAATTTCTTGGAACAAGCAGAAGGGTATCCCGTAGATGTGGACTTGGAAACAGAAGGCTTTTATCGGTGCAATGACGCTAATGATATAGCGGGAAGTTGCGCCGATTTTATTTTTCATAAGTGTAACAATTAAATTAAATAGTATGGAAACAGCAAATAAACTGGTTTGTTCAAAAGAGAATTACTATACCGAGAACGGATATAAGTATAAAATCAAGACTACAATATCGTTAGATGATGATTGTCATAACAATATGTGTGATTGGAGTATAACCGCTGACATTCGTTGGAAAAACAAATATGGGATATATAAAGAGTATATGGGAGGCTGCTGCCATGATGAGATTGCGAGACATTGTCCGGAATTGGCGAAGTTTATACCATTACATGGTTGCAATCATTACGGCGCTCCTCTGTATCCAGTGGAAAATGGTATATATCACGTTAAAAGAAGTGGTATGTTTGTGGCAATGGAGTATTTGCGTATATCAGAACAAGAATGCGTAGAATTATATAAAGCCTCTGAGGATAAGATGTATTTCAAGTATATGCTTTTCAATCCAGGGATTGTGGATAGATGGAAACGTGAATCAGACGAGCTTATTGCTGAACTTGAAGACCTGTGTGGCAAGAAATGGGTTAATCCATATAAGCCAGAAGAAGAAAGATTTACCCTGACACTAACGGACGAGGAACGTTTGCTTATTGAAGAGCGTATTAAAGCCGGGTATTATTCCGCAGAAAATATCGAAAAACGTAGGGAGGAGGCTCATAAGGCAAAGATGATGGAAAAGCGTGCTGAAATTTGTGAGCAATACGATAAGATAATCAGGGATGCGGAAACAGACAAAAAGGTAATGCTCTGTGTATTTGATTATGGATTGTCAACCGATAATGTGATATATTATAATCACACGAACACTTTATCTTTCAACTGGCGTGATTATGGGGAAAAGATCACACAAGAAGAGTTTGATGATTTCGTGAATAACGTGGATCGCTCCCAACTCCCGGAAGGAATTAAATTTGAGTTAAAGTAATTTTTAGTCTACACATAATCATTATCAGAAAAATGAATAAGATTATAGAAGATTACAAAAAGATAGTTGCCGGCAACGAGGCCGGCAAAAACATCTGCTTTATGTCAAGAGGAGAATACGTTGATCCGGAAATAGCGTACAATGGTATCCTCATGAATTACTGGGATGTGTATGATTGTATGGATGAGGTAGAAGAACCGACAGATGATGATTGGTTGAACGCGGTAAGTAATTTATTTGACTCATATACATATGATGTTAAGAATACGGATGTTGATAAATTCAAGATGTCGGATGTAATGAACGTATATCGTATTATTAATCTGTAGTTGTATAACAAAAAAAATATTGATATGAACAACTCTATGGTCGCTCACTTATGGGCAAATGAAAAGAAAGAATCCGGAAAAGGTAGTAATCTTTTCTTTGAAGGTAGAAGTATTTATTCTTATGGTTATCATTTTGAGGTTGGAAGAATCGTAAGAAATAAGTGTGGTGAAAAGGCGTATTTGCTTAACGATAAGTATTATTCTTCTTCTACCTGTCAACATCAACGTTATGTTCGTAGTGCAATACCAACTGGTTCAAAGGTATTTTCTGTTGGATATAATATGTCTGATGATGGCAGCATGGCTTTTATCACTAGTCGATTGGAGCTTATCAAAGAGGTTATCGAGAAATACAAGAAGGTTAGAACAAGCCTGTCTTATAGGGATGTTTGGGGAGTATTTAGAAGTCTAATGGATTATATTGAGTTCTTTAATATGGGTACTCCCAAGAGTCTTCTTAAAAAGAGTGCAAACACCTGGATCGGAACTAAACATGAGTTATCTTATGAATCGGATAAGATTAAAAGTGAATATGTCCATGAGTTAAAGCGTGTGTTTGAGGTATTGCTAAATCATCAAGCGTTAGAAATTTTAGGAACGACCAATGTGATAGTAGATGAGATTTGTGGTGAAGGAACGTGGGCTGAGTATGTGGCCAGATGTCAGAGATGGAAAGACAGTCAGGCGAAAAAAGAGGCTTTAATTTTTGAAAAAAAGAAGAAAAGAAAAAGAAGATCGCAAGAAAAAATTTGAAGAACAGATCGAGATGTGGAAGTCTGGCAAGATTCTGGAATTATATCTACATTATTATTTGGAGGATGATCAGCCTAACGTATGGCTTCGCATTAAGAATGGCATAATTGAGACTAGCAAGAATATCAAGATAGAACGAGCTGAAGCTGAGAGACTTTGGAAATTGATAAAGCTCTTCCATAATGGCAGTAAATTCCAACACGATATGGTATTGGATACAACCGGTCACAAATGGAAGATCAATAGCTATAAGAATGATATATTGGTTGCTGGATGTCACAGGATAGCGTATAGCGAGATGAAAGGTATTGCGAGAATTAGGATGGGATTAAACAGCTATCAAGTAACATTTGAGAGCTGTGGCGATCACTATCAGATTTACGGGAGAGACATCCAAGATGTCATGGGCGGCGTTACAGGTGGAGCCGGCGTGTATGGGTAAGGCGGTCGGGGAAGCGGGGCGTCCGATCATGCTTTGTTGTGCAAGGTTGTATATAATTACCTAAAAATAAACCTATGCAGAATAATTCAAACTCGTTACGGAATAACTCAGTTATGGTTCATCCCGTTGATAGAAAGAATACAGAATGCTTGTTGTAGACATTACGATGATGTTGATATGTTATGGGAAAATTTTGTTAAAAAAATGACTGAATAGGAGGGATAAATATGAGTACAAAAACAAGTAAAGAATATAAAGCGATAAAGAATTATATCCATAATGAGCTTGGGCTTACGAAGGAAGATATAATCAATGCAATTAGATCTGATATAAGAAAATATGTTGAGGAGTGTATATGTAATACTTACGGGAATGATAATAATATAGAGCAGATGATTAAGTTTATGGTAGATAATGAGCTTAAAAATAAAGATTTTAATGTCATTCCAAGAATGGTAGAGAAAGTATTAAAAGATAAGATGTTAAACGATATAGAGATTGTTGTAATAAACAAGAATTTAAATGATTGAGGATATGGAGAATAAGGATATTTTAGATAAGGTAAGAATGAAGGGCATGAACCAAGGGATATGGCTGGCGGTTCAGGAGCTAGCCCACGACGGGCGATGGACGCAAGCCGCAGAGGAGCTGGTATCTTCTTGTGGATTGACCGAGGATGAATGTAGGAAGCTGCAAGAAGAAAGCGGATCGTTTAATGATGAGATGCTTGAATTTATTGATATGGTATTTGGTCATACGGATATGATAGGTGAAGGTGAAGATGATACAGAATAAATATGTATAAATATCAAATAGTAATTATATACAATAAAAATTATGAGCTTAATAGATAAACTAGAAGACTTGGTGGCTAAGGTAGACACCGAATACCAAGAGAAGATGGAGGCAGTGATCCGGGAGATAGTCCCGGGGATGCCGGAAGATAGCGTACGTCATGCCGCCGAGTGTATGTGCACGGACAGGATGGGGAGTATGATGGACATCGATCTTTATATATTAAGGGAAGAAAATAGGCCTTACAAATGCCATTATCTAAAGGATCTGCTGGAAGATAGGGTAGCTAGAATAAATAAGATGCATGAGGATAAAAGTTATACATATGATATAGATGATAATTATTGGTGCGCTACATGTGGTTCCCATTCTCATAAAGAAGATTCCAAGACAGGGTATTGTTGGCATTGCGATACAGATAGTTGGGTTAAAGAGGATGGGGCGGATGTAGGGATATAAAAATAGGCGATTATATAATATTCATATTTACTAGATATGGGAGAGAAGAAGATAAAAATGTGCCAAAAAAAAGACAAGTCTATTAAAAAAGTGCTTGAGGAGATAGAGAATAAGGCTATTGAATCTCGATATACGAATATGTATGATTGGCAGCGCAGGGAGCTTTCAAAAGAGGATCTGTTTGAGTATGCGGAGGAGATGAGAAAATGTCTTGATAAGATATTTGATTTGGCAATTGATGAAAGGCTTAAATAATTCAACACAAAATCATATAAGATGATAACTTCTATAAGGATAGACGACAACAAGAAGACTCCATTTAAATATATCCCAAAGATAAAAGCGTTCAAAAATGGCTCTGAGTTTATATTCAAGCCAGGCGTGAATGTGATTGTAGGCAAGAACGGGAGCGGGAAATCAACCCTCCTGAATATGATATCGAAGTACATGTTGTGCGAGAAAAAGATGTGTTCTGAATTACCGTCAGAAGCATTGTATTTCCCGGATATATTTGATGATGACAAGGTGCTTGACGGGATCAGTATTAAGTCGGATTATATCGGGAAGGTATTCCATCTCCTACAGCAAACTGAAATGAGAAAGGATGATATATTGGATAATATCAATAATTTAAGTTTGTATATGAATGGAGCATCTAGGTCCTCTGGGGAGAAGAACCTTCATGCCATGAACTCGCTTTTTGATTTTGTGTTTAACCAAGATGAGTATACGTTTCCGATACAGAAACTTATGGAATTTAAGAGAAAGTCAAATGAGTTCTGGGCAAACAGGATCGACAATCTTTTAAAATACTACAAAGACAATCATGTGGTATTAATGGAGAAGGATTTTGAGTATACAATCCTTATGGATGAGCCGGACAGGAATTTAGATATTGACAATATCATGGATCTGTACAAGGTATTGTCATTTCATAAACCGCAAACACAAATTATAGCCGTAATTCATAACCCGGCTTTGATTTACAAGTTGAGCAAGCCGGATTGCGTGAACTTTATTGAGATGACAAAAGGGTATTTGAAGAAAATTACTGGTTTTATGAATAAAAAATAAGAAAGGAGATGAGAGAAGAATTGAGAACAATAGGATCAAAAGGACGCCATGTGTTTACAGCAACCTTTGTTAGATTTGGATTTAGGAATGGATACATTGGACCTGTAAAAACGATACTTTTACAAGATGTGACACTTGATAGCAAAATAGTATCAGATCATTTGTGGTTCGATTTAACAAAAGGATTTAGTGGTGCTGATTTATCGCCAGGCGATGTGGTTGAGTTTTGCGCAAGGGTTAGTGCTTACGAGAAAGGATACAAGGGGCACAAGGATGATGTACTTAATAGACCGATAGAAAGAGACTATCGATTATCAAGACCGACAAAAATTAAAAAGATCGGGAAGAAATTAATATTAAAAGATGAGGGGAAATAATACATGATAATTATATGCCTAAAAAATTTATAATTTATTAAAATATAATGATATGAAAAATTCAAGTAGAATTAAATTTGGAAGATGTATTCGAGGAAGCTATGTACAATGAAGCGACGTTGAAAGAGGAGTTTACCAGCTCGGTCAGGTTAGCTGTAATACGTGAACTTAAAGAAAAGTTCAAGAATGAGTTGATGAGAGAAATATCCAATCCGATATCACAGAAAATTGAGGATATAGCGAGGGAATCAATGAGCGATCTCATCGAGAACGCCAGCGAGAAGAAATATAGATTCAGGTTAGATTATATGGATGAGGAGTTGACAGTAGACGAGTTTATAAGAGGCAGGATGAAGAAAGTTGTAGACAGCAACATCGAGACAATGGTAGAATCAAAAGCCAAATCTTTTGTCAATGAGTTAAGGAAAAGGTATGATATGGCGTTCGCTGCCTTTGTCGTAGATAACATGAGAAAGCAAAATATGTTGAAGGAAGATAAGATAGCTGAGCTGTTAAAGGACAACCCAAATGAGAAATAGGGAAGATGCCAAAGGAAGACGGAGATCGGTGCTCATGACACCGCCCGTACCGGAGAAGGTCAGGGTATTATCCCCGGCATGGTATAGGGCGGCAGTGGAGTTTCAAGGTAGGCCGGAGCAGGAGCGACTAGCCTTTTGCTCGTGGTGTTGTTGTCATGGAGGGTGTAATTTGTGTATGGATATAAGCAAATACAATATAAAAGGGCTTAAGATATATGGAGGATAAGGTGATTATATACCATTTTACGATTTTAGTGTAAAATGGTATATAATCACCTAAGCGTATTAACTATTAATAATGTTTATTTAATTTAATTCAAAAACAAAATGTCTACTTTTGTAGACACATAAAAATTACACATATGAAAAAGAGTAAATTTGTAAAGGAGTTAGAGAGGATCATCGATATGGTTAAGGCCGAGGATGATGGTTTCGAGTATGGTGGTAAAGTCATTTTCTATAAAGAAGATGATGATAACTATGAAATCTCGGTAAAGAACATCGAGATGAATCTTATGGTAGAGGCCAATACTATGGCTAGTATGAATGATAGGACTTTCGCCTGCCTTATGAGTGAGGTCTATAAACAAAAGTTTACAAAGGCTATAACGATATCGGAGGATGAGGATGATGAAGACAATTGATAAGATGACCGATCAGGAGATATATGATCTTACTGATGAGCAGGTAGAGAAATTGATCGTAATAAGATGTGCGGAGGAAGGTGTCAGGTTTATGGATGAGCCTCCAATCATGAGGACATATGACTGTAAACCTATTTCTCCATCCCATTTCTTCTACTATTTAGAAGGATTGAATATAGCCGTTCTTGATCAGGATGATGCTATTAAAATAGCTAAGTTCTTAAGTGACTTTGATCTGTACAGGACTAGATATGATTTCACCGTATCCAATGAAAAGCTATACAGCAAATTGGATATAATTAATATCAAACATACTCCGATGTTTGATACGAAAGACGAGGAGACCTATAAGTCTATCAAGGATAAGAACGATAAGATTGAGGCGGAATATAAAGACCAGCTAGAGAGATATGAGAGAAATATGAAGAAAATGAGTAAAATTCGGGCCGAGATATGGGATAAAGTAGCCGATATAAGACATAGGATTGATAATATGAACTATCTTAGGTCGCTTTTTGCAAGGGAATATCTACCACTGGTGGATAATGATACGGATAAGGCTATGATATTTTTCAAGAAGGCTTATGGCGTGGATGATGATACGGAAAGATATATTCGTGAAGGAATAAAAGATTATCCTTTGTTTAACAATAATATAGATTAAAATGCACAATTGGTTTAAATGTACGGTTTCTTATGAGACCGATGCCGAGAACGGCATGAAGAAGAAGGTAAAGGAAGAGTATTTAGTAGATGCCTTTTCTTATACCGAATGTGAGGCTAGAATCATAGAGGAGATGAAGCCATTCATATCCGGTGAGTTTAGCGTTGATATCAAACGATTCAGGATAGCGGAATTGTTTGCCATGGATGGAGACCGGTTCTATAAGGTCACGGCTGATTATATTACGATAGACGAGAAATCGAACAATGAGAAACGCAAGGCGTTTAACTACATCGTTCGGGCCAATGACCTTGATCATGCCAAAAAGAATTTCGAGGAAGGCATGAAAGGAACCATATCAGATTTCGTTGTCACTTGTATCAAGGAAGAGAAGAAACTGATGGACTTCTACGAGTTTGATGGTAAGATCAGGAATCCGGAGAAAAATGAGGATAGTAGGCAGTAAAGCTAGCTACGAAACCACGTCGTCCATAGCCGAGAAGTTGATGGAGATAAGTAAAATGGAGGGTACGATTTATCGTATCCTCACATTGTCTAACAAAACTTATCTAGCTTCTAAATTAGGATATAGCAGATCGGGGTTCTATAAGAAGATACAAAACAGGAGTTTTAATATCCGGGAACTAGCTCAGATATTCGATACGATCATCAACTTCAAGGATCAAGATTGGACTGAGGGTAAGATTAATAGGCTTAAGAGGTATAGGGCTATGAGCCTTATGGAGTTCAACAAAAGTTATAAAAAGAAAAAGGCATGAGAGGTAGGATGTTACCGTGTGAGAGATGTGGGAGGATGGTAACCATAAGGAGTAAGGGGTTGTGTCCCGCGTGCAGAGCCAAGGAGCTACCGCCAAAGGAAAGGGCGGCGATACGGGTGAAGGCCAAGCCAAAGGGGAAGAGCCTAGCCGTTTTCTTTGGCGCCCATGTGGCTAGATTGAGTATGACAAGGAGATCTGCTACCGGCGCATACATACCATGCCCGGGGGTAAGCAACATATGCCACTTATACCCTAAACGGAAATATAAATCAGTTGCTGAGGATAATGATAACATTATCTACTTGACGGCTGATGAGCATACAAGATTCGATTATCTATTAGATACGATGGATTTCAGCCGGCTCTTGGACGAGTTTGGCGACGTATGGCTGTTGGCAGCCAGAAGGATGAGGGATCTCGCACCTAGAGTCGAGGAGGATGGTAAATTAAAAACCAGATTATTATCATGGATAGAAGAAAACAAAAATTACTTCTAGTTCTTGGATACGAGGCTATAAGTGACACAGTATATAGTTATGGGACGATCATAGAAGTCATAAGCGATCAAGAATTGTTTGATGAGATGAAAGTTCGTTTATCCGAGAGACACAATGTGGCTATTGCGGATGATGGAGAGATAGGATGTTCGGCTTTAGGCAAGATTTTAGGCAAGATAAAGGACGAGAATGCGTCGTCATATTATTGGCGATCATCATTACCAGTATTAAGATCATATCATACAGATCCTAAATTTACCGCTTTCTTTGGCATATTAGACGTTTTATCAACGGTCCCGAAGAAAGATATGGTCGAGGAGGAAAAGCCTGCTGAAGAGCCTAAAAACGAGCCTAAGGAGGAGATGGAAGTTGAGTATGATCTGGAGACAGAGCAACAGTATTATGCCGCTGAATGGATCAAGGATATCCCGACACCTGTGTTATATAGAATGACCGTAGCTGGCAAGCGTGTTTATTATGAGATGGGGGCTGATGGGTATCCTATCATATATGACGGAGCTACCAATAATATAGCTAATGGGTATTGTGATACGTCTGGCGCTTTGGAGAAGTGGAAGAATGAGATGAGACTCAAGGGCAAGGACCCTGATGAGTACGCTAACTATAGGGCTGACTTAGGTACTATCATGCATTATCTATTTGGGTTGTATCTGACCGGGGTTAACATAAAGCTGATCCCGACATGGATCAGGAAGGTGGTCAAGGAAGCAAAGCTAAGAATAGACAAGTATAGGATGGAGCGGATATTAGTGGATAGCATTGATGAGCTAATAGAGGATCTAATATCATTTGCCATATTCTGCAAGGAAAGACATGTAAAACCTGTATTGATCGAGAAGATGTTGAGGTCAAGCAGGTTAAAGGTAGCTTCTTCGGTGGACGCCGTGGTGGAGATGGACAGCGAGCCGGAGACAGTGGAGATAGAGGTCGAGACAGGGGAGTTCTATAAGACGGGAGCCAAGAAAGGTCAGCCTAAGACGGAGAAAAAGAAGATAAAGAGATGCAGGAGGATATTCGCTATATTGGACTTCAAATCAAATAGGAAAGGTAATTTCTATGACGAGTACGCTTTCCAGCTTGAGCTATATAGAAGAATGATACTGGAGAACTACGGAAAGATATTGGAGATAGAGGAGATATATAACTTCGCTCCGGGTGATCCTACCGCAAAGACCAGCCAATATAAGTTGAAGAGACAGACTGACAACCCTATATTGAATATGGCTACCGTAGTATATCTTCAAGGAAAGTATAAGTTCGAGAAAACTAATTATACGGTTACATCAAGAATCGGATCCTTAGATATAGAAGGCGAGTTTGATGTTAATAAGTTGGTAAGGAAAGAGCCGCTGAGGGACTATATATATAGAGTCATGAATGAGAGGAGAGGGTGATGGAATTTAGGGAGTTCAATAAGAGCGTTCATCGGTATGAGCTGGATCATAGCAAACCAAGGAGGAAGCTGACGTGCCCGCAATGCGGCAAGGATAAGTGTTTTACGCCGTACGTGGACGTAACCACCGGTCAGATCGTTGGAGAGCAGTTTGGGGTGTGTGATCATAAAAATAAATGTGGTTACTTTAAATATCCAACAGGGAGCGAACTTGGGAACAATGATCTTTTTACCGATTCAAACAAAGTATTAAGGAGGTACAGACCTCCTACGGATCCGGATATAGCCAACTGCATTCCGGTAAGCAAGATGTTTGAGACGCTTAATCCTTTCGAGACATCCGATCTTCAGGATTATCTATCCAATATCTTCGGATCGTATCATACCAATAGGGCATTTAGCTTGTATAAGGTGGGGATGATGAGATTCGGGGACTGGGGTAAGTGCTGCGTGTTCTGGCAACTGGATAAGAATTGGGTAGTGCGGACCGGGAAGATAATGGACTACGGGCCTGACGGGAAGAGGGTAAAGGTTCCCATGGATCATGTATGTTGGGTGCATATACTGGACGGTCAGGATTACCTGCTTAGGCAATGCCTGTTCGGGGAGTTTCTTATCAACTTCTATCCCAATGACGCTCCGGTGTATATAGTAGAGTCAGAGAAGACGGCTGTTATCTGTAACATTGTGTACCCTAGTAGGTTGTTTATGGCCTGTGGCGGTATCCATATGCTGAAAAGGGAGATGATAGAGACATTGGGTAGGAGGCGGATAGTCCTGTACCCGGATAAGGGCGACGCTTTCAACGAATGGAGAAAGAAGGTAGACAAGGATATGAGGGGGATGAATATAGAGATAAGTAATTTTCTAGAATCAAAACCCAATATAAATGAGGGAATGGATATAGCGGATTATTTTATTATTAAACAAATTTACAATGGCAAAGGTAGTTGACAATTACAAGAAATTCAAGGTGCTTGAAATAACAAGACAGGAGATGATGGATAAGCTCACCAGATATGGGTGCTTAGGTATTTGCGATATGTGTAACAGACCTACATCCGTGGGCTATTATGTAGCAGTAATCAATCAATGGATGTGCGAGGGCTGTTATAATGATTTCATCAAATCAGTTGACAGGTATGAGGAGGATATGAGAATAGAGAACAGGAATTTTAATAGATTCTGTGATCTATTTAATGTCAAAATACAAGAAAAGGCATGAGAGAGCTATCTTTAGCCCAGAAAGCTATGTTAAACGGATCCGTATGCCCGTATTGCAAGGCCCCATCCACTATGATAAATACGGTGGAGGGAAAGCAAGTTGGGTGCGAGAAGTGTGGGGCTTGGATGAGATCCGATTCTACGGGTAAACCTGTAGGTAGGTTAGCCAAGCCGGATCTCCTTAGGTCTATGGATATGGTAATGACCGAGATCAACGTATTCTTAATAAAAACAGGACAGGATAGACATGATCTTTACAAAGAACTATCCGGTGAGCTTATGATACCGGAGGAGCATATATCCCCTTACAAGATGTCTTTGCCATCATTACTTAAAATCATGAGACATATCAAGGCATATAGTGATAATCGGATACAGATATATGATGGAGGGAGGGGGAATAACTGCCCTAGGCATAAGGCGATAGCGATAGGCGGTAGCGCATGCCACGGATGTCCGGAGCATCTATTCCATGTAGTGGATAAGGTAACTGACTTGGTGGTGTGTGACGCTGACATGAGTTACGGTGATTACAAAAAATAATTATTAATAAAAATTGACAGAACATGAAAGTAATTTTCATTCACAAACAGACAGGGTTTTATGTAGGAGGATCAGTGTTTAACAAGACATGTGGTTTTTACAAATGCAGAGATAAGATGATAGAAAAAGGCATAAGCGAGGATAAGGCCAACATGCTTATTGATATAATAGGTCCGCACTTATGTGTGTGGGAAATAAAAGATGGGGATGATCCTTACGAGAGCATGAGAAGCAGACTCGGAGATAAAGCCTCATATTTAGATGGAGAGGATATTATCGTAGAAGATTATGATTATGACGAGGAGGGCGAGAATGGGGAGATCGACTGAATACTATAGGACACATCCGGAGGCCAGAAAGAAGAAGGCTGAGACGGACAAGAAGATCAACGCCAGACCTGAGCAAAAAGCCAAGAGACGGGAGTTGGGTCGTAAGAATTACAAGACCGATAAGCTGAAGGGTAAGGCTTATCGGAAAGGGAAGGACCTATGCCATACGGCTAAGGGGTTAAGATATAAATCAAGATCAGCTAACAGAGGATCTAAATCCGATACGGCTGGCGATAGAAACGCGCGAGGATGAACGATAATAGGATATGGAAGACGTCCAAGGAAATTATCATGGATGCCTATGAGAGGATAATGAAATACCAGTCGGGAGAACTTCTCCCGGCTCGTACTGGATATCCTTATCTAGATAAAGCCTTGCTGGGTGGATTTTACCCTCAACATGCGATAGCCATAGGAGCTAGACCAGGGGTTGGCAAATCCTATTTGGCACAGAAAATCATGAACAATGTGATGAATGTTAATATCAACCCACAAGCGGATGATTATGTATGGTTAAGATGTGAGTTCGAGATGAATCCGGAAGACTTGGTATTACGTTCACTATCAAAAAAAATGAACAAAGACATAGAAGATATCCTCCTTCGTAAAATGGATGAAGAAGAGATGCTGGAAATGCAAAAATGTCTTAAACAAGAAAATTCAAACAGAATAACGTATATACCCATACCTACAACAGTTGATGAGCTTAAAGATTTTCTATGGAATGTATATATGCCGGCGAACAAGGATAAGAAAATTGTATTTGTATCCATAGACCATACAGCTCTTATACAAGGTTCGGGTGATGCCAAGAGGAATATAGATAGTTTGATGAATATGTGCAATATAGCCAAAAGAACGTTCCCAAACATCTTCTTCCTTATCGTATCGCAACTCAATCGAGAAATAGAGGGCAGACGTGATCCGAAGGATCATATGCCAAGGCAGTCTGATTTCTATCAGTCTGACTCATTGGGGCAGTTATGTACGGCCATGGTAGTGTTGAATATCCCAAGGAGATATGGATACTCCTCATACATGCAATTTCCGCAAGGATGGTATCCTAATCTGGAACGTTTCAAGAGCGAGTCAAGACGATCCTTCCGTGTGGATGGATTATTATTCCATCATATCGTAAAGGTCCGTCAACGGTCATTAGAGGAGATTGATGCGATACATGTAGATATCATGAAAGGATATGAGCGATATTATCCTGATGGAGGGGTGGTGCGCCAAGAAAGACCGGGAGGCTCGGACGCCCCTGTAGGCAGCGGCAAGCCGGACACGACTGTGGTGACGCTACCGCCACCGCCTCCCAGTATCCCGTTGGAGCAACAATATATACCGCCCAGTGATGATTTCAATGTAGTACATGACGAAACACCTTATTAAGCATGAGATTGAGAAAAAATTTTTTACTTGTCATCATAAAAGGGATGGAGATGTTATTAAAAGCCAATTTCTCCACCGAAAACAAGATGGGCATACGAGAGATCATATCCTCATTAAAGGAAATGGCCGAATACAGTATCAGGTATATCATAAACCGGGACAGGGAGAAGGAGATCATGAGCATCTGTGATGAGGTATCCAATAAAGTACAGGAGTATAAAAGAATGAACGATAACTCAATGGTATTGGAATTGGAGAACTTGAAGCGGGAGGTAGTGGCGGTAGAGGATCTTCTTAGCTCTTACAAGGGCATTCTTGACGCCGAGCTGGTGATAGCCGAGGATGATATCAGGATCATACGGGATAAGATAGCTATAAGTTTGAGGGAAGACGGGACATGCAAGAGCATGACTGACGCCGATAAAAGGGCTAGGGTGGACGTAAGATACGAGAGGGCGTTAGAGGATTATCGAATCCTTCTAAGATGCGCCAATACGGTTAGGGCTAAGATGTCGGTTGTAGGGCATCTTAACCAATCTATAAATCAATCTATATCAGTTGGTAGGGTTGGTATGGCTAATGAATCTTATACAGTAAAACAATATGAAAAAGGGGAAGAGATTGTCGAAAGTAGACGGCCTTAGAGTATTAACGAGAGCTTATTTTCTTATAAAGAAGAGATATGAAAGTTTTATATGTATAGCTATAGTTGAAGCGGCTGATATGCTTGAGTTGGCAGATAGAAAAAATGATTTTGCACATGAGCTTGTACCTGAGTTAAGAATGTTTAAGCCGATTAATAAACGTATCAATGAGGTTTGGTTTGATTCTTTGGATGAAGACATAAGATTATATATACTTCATACATTGATTAATATATACAATGATAATGATCATCCTGATATAGTTGAGAGAATAGCTAGAAAAATAAGATCAATATTTTAATTCATTCATTTATGTACATAAATTTTGAACAGATGATGACATCAGGATTAACAATGTCCGATGTAGGGTATCTTTTGATGATCCGACAAAAAGAGGAACTGGCTAACGCCATTCCTAAGGAGAAGATAGACAGCTATAAGGCATCTGGTTATATCGAGCCTCAAAAGAACGGGAAGTGGAAGATAACACCAAGGGGAGGATCGTTGCTGATGCTGATAGAGACACCAGGTCTAACACCGGAGGTCGAGGGGATCCGGGACCGTATCGTTGGGGTATATAACGATATGGGGAAGGATACAGGGGCTATTAAGGAGGTAGAGAAAAGGCTCGTATGGTTCGTGGCTAATACCAACTTCAAGGAAGAACCTATAGTAAGAGCCGTAATATCCCACATAGATCTTAAACGTGAGTATACGATGAGATTGGATAACTTGATCTGGAAACCATCAAATGTGTATAGCGTGCATATGAGTTTATCGGAATCAACGTTATTCGATACGATCATAAAAATGTATGGCATGACGTCTGACTTGTATCTTAGGGAGAACAAGAACAAGGAGCTGGCATGGTTGTTCGCCATAAGCCGGCTTCCGGATCCCCCAAAGAGAATGGATAAGGAATACGCTATCACAGGCGATGTTAAGATGGATATCGAAAGGATATCGGATATAAAAAAAGAATTAGGTAGAAGATTGAAAATGTCGATTTAGTATGGAAAGAAAAGAAGTTGAAAAAGTAGTCAAGGAGGCGATATTCGAGAAGATGGGTGAATTTAATGGCCTTGATCATGCCGCTCGGATAATGAACGAGGATAAGCTGGATACGGATATGGCTATGGATTCCCTTGATTTTGTAGAAGTCATAATGGAAGTGGAAAAGAAAACGGGTAAATGTATACCCGATGAGGCACTTAACGTCAAGCCTTATCACGAATTGACGGTAGGAGAGCTTATGGGTATGTTGTATGATTATCTAAAAGACAAATAAATGGATTTCGGATATGATGATTGGGAAGAGGGGCTAGAGACCCCTCTTGTCGATGATTGTGATGACGATCATGAGGAGGAAGAATATGATTTCAGTTAAGGAGTTAAGACCGGGCAATCTTGTAAAAGACAAAGCTGGTGATATATGGAGAGTAGGGTGCGTTACCGGTATGCGTAATGAAAGTGGATCATTAATCCTTGAACGTGAGGTTGATGATGGGATAATGAAATGGTATTCAGGGGAAGATGATGTCATGCCTATTGAGATAGACGATAACCTTCTTGACGCTATCGGTTTCAAGAGTGGCAGGGATAGGGACGTATATCGTGGATACGGGATGACCATGGAGGTTTTTGGCGACGAGTATTATCTCGGACTTAGGGATATGGAGGATGACCTGAGCGAGCTTATCCAGATAAGGTATTTGCATAACCTACAGAATATTTCGATGGATTTATATGAGCGTGACATAAATACGGAGAGGCTTTATGATCGTTCCGGAGAATAACTTGCTATGCAAGACGATAGGCGGTGAGAAGGTGCTTGCCGCATCCTACTCACAGATAGACACGTTTGTTCAGTGTCCGTATAAGTGGTATAAGACTTACGTGGAGGGTCACAGATCCACGGAGAAGCACGAGGCTACGTCATATGGTACGGTTATCCACCAGACAATGGAGTATTTCTTCAAGAACGGATGTAGACCTTCTTATGAGGATATGAGTAAGGCTTTCAATTACTATGCGGATATAGAGAAGATTCCTTTTGATAGCGTAAAATCCCAGATCGAGTCTATGCAACATGCGGCTAGGCTAATAAGATGGATTGTGGGGTTGTTTGAGAAAGATGCTGCTGGCAATTATAAGAAGGCATGGTCTGATCTTACGCCAATGGAGAAGGTGGTCCGGGGGTCGAGACCGGCCGGCGTGGAGGAGGACTTCGTCCTGCCCTATAAGCTACCCAAGCCACTTACTTTGGATGGCGTGACGTACGATAAGGTACATATCATAGGATCGGTGGACTGGCGTGGAGAGTATAAGACAAAGGACAGGATAGCCATGTATACGATAGACTGGAAGTCCGGGAGAAAGTTATTCGATGAGGATAAGCTGCTTCACAATCTCCAGCATCCGATATACGCCTTCTACATACTGAGAAAGTACAAGGTATTGCCGGATATGTGCAGCTATTTCTTTACCCGCATGCTGGACAATCAGAACGTGAAGGTAGATAAGGAGAAAGTAGAGAGATCGGTCAAGGAGCTTAACGATATTCTCCTTGACATGTATGATTTCGAGACAAATAAAATAGATAGCTATCAAGCTCACGTTTGGGACGACGCCAAACAGGGGTATAAGTACGAGAAGCGCTACCTCATGGGACGCCAGCCGGCCTGCCTTGAACCCCGCCCCAAGCCCTTGTGTTTTTGGTGCGATTTCTCAATCCACAAACAAAACACATGTAGGTATTCATCGGATTGGGATGAGTCAAAAAGAAAGAATAAAAAAGATTAACTTTATTAAAAAGCCTAGGTAAATATCTAGGCTTAATTATATTTGTGTCAATAAATAACTGGTTATGATAGAATAAATTATTTGTATCATAAACTATGTTTATATTTATGGCATAAGATATTAAAAATGAGATTAGTTGAGAGACATATCGTAAAAGACAACCGATTTGAGGATATATGCCTCAAATCCGGGTTGTTGTATAATTATGTTCTTTTCAATGTCAGACAAGGTATATTTTCCGGAGATTACATAAATGAATATGAGTTTTCTACTAAATTATGTAAGGAGAATCAGGTTGATTTTAGGAATCTACCATCAGTAGTATCCCAACAAGTCGTAGCTCAAGTATTTTCGGTAACAAAATCTTGGATCAGATCAAAGAAGGAATATAAAAAGAATCCTTCTAAGTTCAACTCAGAACCTAAATTGCCGAAGTACAAGCGAGGTAAGAAGCAGAATATGGTAGTCTTTACGACTTCTGCTTGCAGATTGAAAAACGATGGTTGCATCCATTTTATCAAAAACATAATTCAACCAATCAAAACAAACATAGGAGATAACAAATTATGTCAGGTTAGGATAATTCCACAAGCCACTTGTTATGTGGTTGAGGTGATTTATGAGAAGAAGGAACAGAATCTAAACCTGAATAAGGATAATGTTCTTTCGATTGATTTGGGATTGAATAATTTATGTACATGTATAAGCAATGTAGGTATCAAGCCTTTCATTGTAAACGGCAAGATTATCAAGTCCTTTAATCAGTGGTATAATAAGAAGAGAGCTAGATTGATGTCTTACATTGGAGATAAGGGAACTTCAAGGAGACTTAGACAGCTAAATAATTATAGGAATTTTTGGATAGATGATCATATCCATAAGATCAGCAGGTTTATTGTCAATTATTGTATTGACAATAATATTGGTAGTCTTGTAGTAGGGTTAAACAGAGGATGGAAGAATGGAGTAAATCTAGGAAAGAGGATAAATCAGAAGTTCGTTGAGATTCCGTTCTCCAAGCTAATTGATAAGATTTCTTACAAATGTAAATTGGTTGGAATAAACTTTCAAACCAATGAGGAATCCTATACCTCCAAAGTAGATCATCTGGCTTTTGAGAAACTGTGCAAGCATGATGTTTATTTAGGCAAAAGAAAGAAACGAGGATTGTTTCAAAGCTCTATTGGGAAGCTGCTAAATGCTGATATCAATGGAGCTATCGGAATTGGTAGGAAAGTATTCGATGATTCTTACGTCAGTGGGATAATCGATAGTGGGTTGGCGTTTAACCCGGTTAGAGTAAACATTTTGTGATATGAATGTGAATTTAATAAATAAAATAAATAATTTTAGTAACGTGGATAAAAACGAAAGAGAAAAACAGGTATTGGATCTTCTGATGTCTAGAAAGGATATCAAGAAATTGGTAGAGAAATCAAACGAATGTTACTCTAGGATGGATTTCGTTGGAGCCATGAGATACCGGCAAGAGATAAAAAGTATTTTAGATCGAGAATCTAAAATTATGTTGACAAAAAGTGAGTCTTTGGTAGATTTGATGAATGATGCTGACAACGAATATAAATTCAATATGTTGGTATGGCTACATTCCATGATGTGCATGGCGGATGTATTTAACGGGATGTTGGAGGATTTTAAGGATGGGGTAAGGAAAGCCAATGGCAACTCCAAGTTCGTTAAGTTTGATAATCTGGATCGGTTAATGGCAGAATGTAAGAAGGAGATTGATTACCTGATGAAAGGCGCAAGTAAATCGTTCCAGATATCTTTTGCCGTAAGGAGCGATGAGCTAAGGGAGATGATAGAGAATATGGTTGGCGACAATATCCGGGAAGGGTATGATATGTTTAAGGAAGAGGCTAAGATGACCAAGGAGACAGACAGGAGCAAGATAGAGGAATTTAATAAAAAGCTTGACCATGATCAAATGTAATATAAAGCTAGGCGATATAGTCCATACCCAGATAGGAGTAGGAGAGGTGATAGCCATAAGCAAGACCAAAGAAACTTTGATGGTGAAGATGGATGATGGTCGGGAATGCCCTATAAGACTAGAGTACATAAAAGACGTTTTTGATAACTACAAATCCAAATGATTTACAAATTAAGACCATATCAAGAGGAGTGTGTTAAAAGTATCTCCGATTACATAAATTCTGATAGACATGATCCGGTATTGATCGTAGGTCCTGTAGGTTGCGGTAAGTCACTGCTGATAGCAGAGGCGGCTAGATTGATGGGAGATAAGACGCTGATTTTACAACCATCAAAAGAATTGCTGCAACAGAACCACAACAAGATAACGTCGTATGGCATACCGGCTACCATCTACTCCGCTTCCTGTGGAAAGAAAGAGCTGTCTAACATGATATACGCCACGTTAGGGTCTATCAAGAAGGTTGTTGGTCAGCTTAAGGAGATGGGGATCAGGAACGTGTTGATAGATGAGGCTCATGCCGGGTATAGCCCGGAGGACGGCAGTGAGTTCATGACATTCATGAATGAACTGAAACCGAAAAAGGTGATAGGGTTTACCGCTACACCATGCAGGCTTAAAACGATGTCGATAGGGCAGGTGTCATATTCCCAGCTTAATTTCATCACTCGTATGAGACCGGTATATTTCAAGAACCTAATCCATGTCATACAGGTGGAGGAGATGATAAGGCAAGGATTTTGGACACCTCTTAAATATGAGACATGGGATTTCAATGGAGATGCCCTTAAACTTAATTCTAACGGCTCCGAATATACGGCCGAGTCTATTAGTGAGGCGGTGAGAAAAAACGGCTTAAACAACCTTATTTTACGTCGGTTGATGGTATTAAAAGACGTATGCAGATCTATACTGGTGTTTATGGATTCTGTTGAGAGCTGCAATACCGCCGCCGAATGGATGAACGCAAAGATATGCGCTGGCATGGCGGAAGTGGTTCACGGAGGCACGCCAAAGAAACAGCGGGAGGCTATAGTCGAGGGGTTCAAGTCAGGTAAGACGAAGGTAGTGTTCAACTATTCCGCCCTCGGAACCGGATTCGATCACCCAGGACTGGACTGCGTGATAGTAGGAAGACCGACATTCTCATTCTCATCGTTTTATCAGTGGCTTGGCAGGGCGGTCAGGATAAAGGACGGTAAGGGCAGCGCATTAGTCGTTGATTGTTGTAACAACTCGTCAAGGTTCGGTGATATAAGGAAACTTAGTATAGAGAACTACAAGGGGTATGGATGGGGAATGTTTATCGGCGATAAACTAATTACCAATATTCCGATGGGGGATAAAGTAACGAAAACAGATCTGGATATCAAAGCCGCCAAGAAAGATCGCAGGAGGGGGCTGGCGCAGGGCGTGACCGCCGCCCCTATCCCCGGGAGACCGGACCATCCACTTGGCTCTACGTTAATGACATTCGGCAAGTATTGTGGATGGATGTTGCATTCAATTCCGGTATCGTACTTCAAATTCATAAACGAGACATTTGACTGGGATAATGATAGGAACAAGGATATAAAAGAATACATAGATTTTTTAATCAAAAACAATAGATTATGACAGGATGTATATATCATGAGGCTGACCTTGACGGAGTAATGTCAGCGGCTATAGTAAAAAAGTATTTCAAAGGGGACATTGATCTTCTTCCTTACAATTACGGCAAGGAAATACCTGACGTGAATAAATATGATAAGGTATTTGTAGTTGACGTATCATTTGGCGATAGAACGAGATTCTTATTCGACGAATGGGAAGACAAGGGGATAGATGTCACATGGATAGACCACCATAAGACGGCGATAGAAGCTGTGAAGGACTATAATGTCAAAGGCAAAAGACGTATCGGAACGGCGGCTTGTGAGCTTACGTGGGAATATCTTTTCGATGATATCGAAACCCCCAATGTGGTAAAATTATTGAGCGCTTATGATGTATGGGATCATGATCGCTTCGAATGGAGTGACGTGCTCTCATTCCAATATGGGATGAGAGGGTATTGCGGGCTTGACGTTGACATGGTCAGGGAGGTGCTAAACAAGGCGAATGGCGAGTTTGTTTCCGATATGATAAGAAATGGCGAGGCCATAATAGAGTATATCATCGAGAAAAACAGAGGAGAAATGAAGATGTTCTCATTCGAGGCAGATATATTTGGATACAAGGCGATATGTATGAATACTACGGAGTTTAACTCCACCACATTCGAGTCTATGTACGATCCTAGAAAACATGATTTGATGATGCCATTTTGCTGGAACGGCAGATTCTTCAGATGCTCGTTCTATACCACCAAGAAGGAGGTGGATGTCTCGGCGCTGGCACGCAAGGCCAACCCAGGTGGAGGAGGCCATAAGGCGGCTGCCGGATTCCAGCTTAGCGTGGAGGATATGATGGGATTTTTGAAAGAAAGGAGGATGTGATATGGTAGGGTTGATATCTATTATTATAATAACAGTAATCTCCTTTGCCATGATGATGGAGGGATGGAAAAAATATGATTCACAAAAGTTTCACACAGGGTTGCTTGTAATAGGTATAAGTATCATAATGATATTTCCAGTAATGCAATATAATATGGAGAATATGAAAAACGTGTATAAATTCAAGAAACTTAACGAAATGAAGCTAGACGATTACGGCTTCGGTTTATTCGAGTACAATGGCGCTCTTTATTTCAAGGAGGCAGAGGGTGAAAGATGCTTTGATGTGAGAAGCGGGAACGAGGTTATTATCGGAAAAGATAAGATTATAATGACTTTGGAGGATTGATCATGAGAAAGCTTAATGACACCAACAGGACAAGAAAGAGAAACGTGCGGCACTCGTGGGTGAAAGCAGGTCCTGGGATTCAACGCTGCGCTATTTGCGGGATTACGAAGCGAAATGAGCGTAGGGACGGAAAGGCCACGAATTGTGTGTATCTATCATCTGGTGAGCTTTACTCTATGACAGGAGAGACACCAGAGTGTAGGGATCTTAGTGAATTTTATTAATCTAAAACATGAAAATATGACATGGTATGATACTTACGAGGAAATAAAGGCTAAATATCCGGATACTGTTTTCGAGGAATATTGGTTGGTTGAAGAAGATGTCGCTAAGTTAATGAATCATGAGCCTATTATAAAAGGATGGGCTATAATCAAAAATGATCCTAATATAGATAGCGATATTATATCTAGCAACAAATCGAATATCAATGTTATTGAAGCTGAGAAGAACGAGGGTGATGAGCGCAATATATTGTTGCATATTGGGATATTATCTCCATTTAATGATGATCCAGTAATAATAATAAAACAAAAAGGAGTTTAAGATGAAAGAGGAATTTAGCAAATACGACAAGGTCGTTTATGATGGTGAGGTATTTGAAGTACTTGAGACCGCCGACAATACGGGAATGATGAAAATAGAACCGTTATTTGATGAGACATATAAATCCATTTGGGCTGATGAGGAGATGGTTGTTTCGTTAAATAGAGCTATCAAGTTAAGGCTTATTGATGATGAAACGGCAGATGAGGCGATGAATTTCGGGAAGCCAAAAATAGGAGACGCAGTGGTGGAAAGCGGGCCGCTTGTGGGGAAAGACGGCAGCGGGAAGGACGACCGGGCCGACGGCAAGCTTCGGTGGGATCTTCTTCCTTTGGCTGAGATAGAGGATATCGTGAGGGTATATACGGAGGGGGCTAAGAAATACGCCGACAATTCATGGCAGAATATACCTGATGGATTTGAGAGATATAGAGCGGCTTTACTTCGCCATATGACGGCGTACATGAAAGGCGAGAGATATGATAAGGAGACAGGGCTGATGCATTTGGCACAAATTTGCTGGAACGCCATAGCGTTATTATATTACGATAAACATAACAAAGGGTTAATAGAATGGAAGGATCAGGAGAAATAATAGTAGACGAGAAATTAAAAGCTATTGACAAAAGGACTGGTAGGTACATTAATGTGATCGCACGTACTATTGACAATGGTACTTCATTCCCGATAGTTAAGTACCTTGATAAGAATCGTAAGGAGCTGAATTATGATTGTGTAAGGCATCTTAATTTTGATATAGACATAGATTGGGAGTTGAGAAGATATCAGATCGTAAAAGATTTATTGTCCAACGATTTCGATGGGAGGAGGTTGAGTGTAGATGAGGTAGATAACGCTATATTTACAGCGGATTTAATTATTAACAAATTAAAAACTATTTAAAAATGGTAAGAATTGATTTTTTCACGAAGAAAGACGCTGAGTACAGCGATTACATGCGATATATTATCGCCAACACGTTACAGGAGTATGAGGGTGAGGTCACGTTAAACCAGATCCCGGAGAACAAAGCCACGGATGAGGAGATATCCAAGTACGGTATAGAGGTATATCCTACTATCATCGTCAGCGGAGATAACATGGATGGCTTTAATAAACTTGAGGGGATGGCCAGAAAAGCTGATCTTATTAACGTCATGTCGTTATACGACAAGAAATAGGCTTATGACGATAAGGGATAAATATTTTGGTTGGAAAGATATATTCTTTGACAGGTTCGTGCATTGTTGTAATGAAAAAAGTGACCAACCACAAGGAAGTAATATACCTCTAGCCAAAATAAACTTCGATAACAAGACAGGATATGTGGAGGACGGGACTATTAATATAGCCGAGCTTCTTCAATATCTTTGGATAAATAATAAGGTCTATAGGTGTGAATATGCACCCATAGATATATCCTCTGTCTTGCAAACATTGATTAGATTGACCGAGAACGCTAAGTTCATATTTGACGACCAACCCGGCATACATGATATGATCCCATATAGAGGTTTTTTTCTTAGAGATGATTTTTTACCCGGGAAAGATTATTCGCTTGATTTGGATAAAATAGTGAGCGGGATGGGAGGATGGTATGGAGAGGATGAGGACCCATGTTACTCGATGTTCGTCAGTCAAGATCAGATATGGAACTTGAACCCGATATTGAAGGTATTAGCTGATGAGGGATCTATTCTAGCCAAGGAACTTGGGTATGATATGAACTCATATGTCAGCGATAATGGATACACGATATACAACCCATATCTGTCATGGATCAATCATTACTATCATTATTGCCCGACATTTAATGAGGATAAGCTGAAACCTTGGGATAGGGTGGAAGACAGAAAGAATAAATTCAAGATGACGGATAAGGTTAAGAGAGGCGCCAATAATTGGTATTATTCAGGCGGGACTATATCTTGTGTGGATAATTTCTTGGGGAAAGAATACAGGAAAAATCTCCGAACCTTCATATATCGTGGAATAGTATTCTTTTTAGATCGGATATGGCATACACCATTGTTTGAGAAGATGGGCGTGAAAATGAAATACAACGCTTATTATTGTTATGCCGCTACTTCCGGGATATGGTATGATAAGGGATTCAAGGAAAGACTAGCCAAGAGGTTTAACAAGTCGCTGGGCGGCGACGGGGAACTGTTCGGGGCTAACCTAGCCTGCATGGTATGTGACCGTAAGGATATCGATTGGGAGGCGCTTCGTCTTTGGCTTGACAAATACGATGATCCTACTGATAAGGGCATGGTGAATAGCCCTATTCAATTTATGTATTTATATTTATATTACACTTTTAACAAATAATTTGAAATGAAGAAGATAAATGACTGGGTTATAAAAACATTTGGGTTGAGAGGCTCATGGAGCTGGGCTAAGAAACAGATGTTAAATGGAGCGATCATTAAACGTAAGGCTACTACAGGGACATACAAAATAGCTATTGATGATGACAAGAATAGGTTACTTGTAGCCACATGGGATCATCTAGATCAAAACCCTGTATGGGAAAGGTGCCCGCATAGTTTATTAGATGAAGATGCGGTTGATTATTTTGTCACAGCTCATAAGGAATTATCATATGGAGGCATAAAGATCAGGATGAAAGATGAATTTAATTGTAACGATAAAATATCGAAAGTATGAAAAAGATTACCGATAAAGACGTAGAGGCTCTTAAAGCCGGGAAGAAGGTGACAAAAGGTTTTATCCATATGCAATTGGATGATAAGGGAAGATTGAACTTGTGGAGTGATATCAATATAACTGACAATGGTGATTATATATAACTTTACACCGGGTTTATATAGTTACGATTAACAAACGATACCGGAGGTACGCCGGGAATTAAAGCACGTGAAGAGACCTCTTTAGAATCAGTTTCGTGTAAGCGGATTCAACAATGTCCCTATGAAGCATGAAAATATGCTTTTGGTGTAGAAAAGTATATAAGTACCTAACATTATAATATAATTTAAAAGATGGCAAAGAAATAGTTAAAGATCCCGTTTAAGGACGGGAGACCATGTAAATGGGTTAAGGATGTTCATGATGAGGAACGTGATAATTATGAGTTTGATGAATGCCTTGAGATACACGGATTCGTTCGTGGACGCTCTTCGGCTGTAATGATATTAAGACCGGCAAATGATCATGGGGAGGATTTTAATTATGCCAAAAGTGTCTATTACCAAGTATTCTTGACAGACAGTAAGGAAGTAATACAGAATATGATGCATGGAATCATATATGGTAAATGGACTTTTGTTAAGAGAGGCGAAAATTTTGGTATAAAATTGGTTAAGGTCTTACCTAAGATACATAAAATATCCCTTGATATGATCGCAAAGGATATTTTTAGACCATGAAAATAAATAAAAACAGGATTTATGAAAGCGGAGAAAAATATGACAGTGCAAGATTTGATAGACGAATTGATGCTTGTCAAGGATAAGAGTAAGGAAATAAGGGTTGTTATAAATACGAATGATTATATAACATCCTACCCTGCCTCTTTATCTGATATGTCTATAAAAGAGAAGGGAGATATAGTCAATGATCATTTTGATGATACAATTGCTATAGAATTGCATAAATAAACGATAAACAATATGAATGTATTATCATTGTTTGATGGGATATCATGTGGATATCTAGCATTACAAAGAGCCGGTATACCTATTGGGACTTACTATGCCTCAGAGATAGACAAGACATGCATAAAGGTAAGTCAAAAAACATTTCCTAATATTATTCAATTAGGGGATGTTAATAACTGGAGAACATGGGATATCCCTTGGAAAGACATAGATCTGGTCATGGGAGGGTTCTGTTGCCAGAGCTTCTCCAGCTCAGGTAAGGGTAAGGGGTTCATGGACGCTCGTGGAAGGCTTTTCTTTTGCTTCTCGGACATCGTAAAGCATTTAAGGAAGGAGACCAAAGGTAAGGTCCTGTTCTTGGGCGAGAACGTCCGGATGCGGGATGAGCACCGCTGGGTGATTACCGAGGAGCTTGGCGTGGAGCCGGTGGAGATCGATAGCGCCTTGGTCTCGGCACAGACCCGGCATCGTCTTTATTGGTGCAATTGGTCGGTAGAAATGCCGAAAGACAAACATATATCATTGGATGATATTCTAGAGCATGACAAGGGTTGGAATCCGGGAGCCATAAGAGGGAGATATATAGGGACCATTGTCGGTAGAAGGATAGGAGAGGACGGGTATCGAAAGGATTGTGACAAGGACATAAAAATAACGCAATGTCTGGAGATAAGAAAAGATAAGAATACCACTCCCATCAAGAAAAGTAATTGCCTGACAACAGTCATGAAAGATAACGTAATCTCATCACTACCTCCCGGAAGATATCCTAACGCCTTTGACATGAAAGACAAATTCAGATACCTGACCCCGGTGGAGATGTGTAGGCTACAGACATTGCCGGATGATTACCTTGACGGGATAGCCCCAAATACGGCCATGTCTTTAGCGGGTAACGGATGGACAGTGGATGTGATAGCCCATTTGCTAAGAAGCATCGAACGTAAGCAGATAAATGATATTGTAAAGGAATTTCGCAAAATTACTGATGAGCTTATGTTCGGGTCATTAGAAACGGATATAATGTGACATGTGAAGGTAAACACGAGCAAAATGAGACCATACGGAAGAATCAAGACAGTTAAGGGATCTTTATGGAAAAAGGATATACATCCACCGAAAGGGCACAATAATTGGTGGGAAGACATATGCGATCCTGTACCTAGAAGTACTATGAAGCTTAAATTTAAAACAGAGTTAAGAGATGATTATAAACAAGAAATGGTCAATGCCGAACAGCGAGACATTCAGCATAAAACCGATAAGGGAACTTATAGATAAATATCGAGAAGAGGGGATGGTTATAGTGGATCCATTCGCCAGAAACAGCGATATAGGAACGATAACCAACGATCTTGATCCTGAGACTAAGGCTATGTATCATAAAGACGCCACGGACTTCTTGTGTCATCTTGATGATAATATAGCTGATATGGTATTATATGATCCACCATATTCTGCGAGACAGGTATCTGAGTCGTATAAAAGACTTGGAGAATCTGTTAATATGCAAACAACACAATCTAGTTATTGGACTAGACAGAAGAAGGAGATAGCTAGGATCACCAAGAAAGGCGGGGTGGTCATTACCTGCGCGTGGAACTCCGGCGGTATAGGGGCCGGGCTTGGCTTCGAGCAGCAGGAGATTCTTCTTGTGGCTCATGGGGGATGGCATAATGATACGATCGTTACGGTAGAGAGGAAGATGATGGATGGTATGCATGATAGTATCCCGATATTGATGGGAATAAAGAAACTGGATGATATGTCACCGAAAAAGCAAAAACCATGAAGGAACGGATTTTTACCACAAAAGAACAGGGGAGGGTGTTGGTCGAGGCCGGCCTTCCTATCTCCACCGCCATCGGTTTCAGAGACAAGTATCTGGATCAATTACATTCTATGGAGGATGACGCTGGTCGTATAGGACTGATCGAGGCCGTTACCCCGGATATATCCAACCCTGTTTGGGATGTAGGGACGTTACTGAATTTGCTACCATATGAGATAGAGGGTTGTACATTAGAATGTTATAAGCTAAAACATGCATGGTCTGTAGCGTATAGAGACATAGACGAGATCCCTATATATTGGAGTAGCGAGAGACTTCTTATAGATACATTATTTTCACTGATAACAACATTATTAAAAAATGGATTATATGAGTATAAAACAAACAGCAAGAATAAGGTACAAAACGGAGGATAATCCTCCTATGGAAGGTGTTCCTCTTTTAGGATACAACAAAAAATATAGCTGTCCGTGGGAAGTAATGTACAGGAGAGGGGATAAGTACTACACCTGCATGAAGTATGATGCTGAATTTGAAACATATCCACCGGAAGAATATGAATATTTATATCCATGAGAACATGAAACAAGTAACAAGAATAAGGTACAAAACTGAGGATAATCTACCTATGGCCAATGTCCCTCTTATAGGATACAGCTTGGAATACGACTGCAAGGTAGCGTTAGTATACAGAAAGGGGGATAACTATTACACCAATATGGAGTGCGATGTTGAATATAAGACGTCTTCTCCAGATGAGTACGAATACGTATATCCGTGATAACCAGAAGGAATATATTTTCATTTAAGCATAATTAATATTATTTTTATATTATTCATGCTTTTATTTTTGTTTAAATCTTACTTTTGTATCAACATTAAAAACCAGATTATTATGGATGGAGACAAACAAAAAGTCAATGAACTTACGATGAGGACGCTGGGTTCTCATTATGGCGGATATGCCTATGTAAAGGTAAAAAATCGTCAAGCTGATGTAAAGATAGATTGGAAGTTGTTGAGAGCTATAGAAGAAGGAGAGGTGGAGATAGACAACGAGAAATACCATCTATCCGGGATAGAGTATGTAGCTAAAAGATATCAGGACATGTTTTACGCTGGTCGTGATATTTATTATTTCAAGGGCATAGGAGGGCATGGGATGACCGATCTTCTTAGAAACGCTATAGATGATTTACTAGACATCATAAGTAGTAGAGAGGCTTATCGTAGTGCAGAGCATAGAATGTACGCCCAAATGAATCAACTTACTGAAGCGGGAGCTATGATCAGCTTAGCTATTGAATTACTAACATCTAACATCCGTCATAGTTATGGAGAAATTAATTTTGAACGATATCCAAGACCTGTGGAGGTGGAGGGAGAAGATAAACATTGATGACCATAGAGAGGAGCCTATGGCTGAGGATATGCCACTCTATTTCCCATGCGCTGTTATTTGGCATGTTGATTATGGTGAGCATGACGCTGATAATTATATATGTTATGGTTTTGTTTATGTAACAGAAATATTAGGGATATGAACATTAAAAAACAGATAATTCTTGACGATAAAGACTATGAGCGATTAGTGCACGATGTCAATCTCAGTGATGATGAGATAAAAAGCAGAATCGCAAACGCTCTAACCACTGATATGGTATTTAGTTTCGATTTTGATGTAAACAAAAAAGTTACGGGGAATATGAGGATCGAAAGTGCTATCCATAATCTAGGATATAACGAATATGATAATATCGTAAGGGCTAGAGATGAGAATATTCACCATGCTGTCTATACAGCTATATATGATTATCTTAATAAAATAAAGAGAGATGACAATAAGCTAGATGGCGATAAGCTAATTGTAAGATGTTGGATATTATTGGGAGTTATAACATTGTTCGTTTTTGCGATGGGGTATATAGGCGGATGGTTGGCATTTAATTGATTAAATTATGGATAATTTAAAAGACATACAAGATATAACCGGTCTTACGTCAGAAGCTATATTCAATATACGTAAACCCGTTAATTATATGTGCAGTGATATAAATAACTATATAAAAGATATCAGGGCACAATGTGATTATATGATGGATGGGGATGAGAAGGATGTTAAATACTATTCAAAATCAATCAAATCAGACGTAAATTCTTATTTCGAGGATATACGGTCAAGGGTCGAGAATCTCCGTGATTGGGGAGAACAGTGGAAAGCATTGGCTAAAGACTTGTTTAATGAGTTGCTGGAAATAGATAGCGATAATACTATAGACAGCTATCTGTCTTATGAGGCATTGGAGAAGATTAAGGAACATTTTAAAAATCAATAGATATGAGCAAATTACTATTTTTCGATTTAGAGACAACCGGGGTTAAGTTCTGGAGAAACGGGATACACCAAATAGGAGGGATCGTGGATATCGACGGGCAGGAGGTCGAGAGGTTCGACATCCGCCTGGCCCCGAACCCTGCCGCCACGATAGAGCAAGAGGCGCTGGACGTGGCTGGCGTTACCTTGGAGCAGGTGAAGTCGTATCAGCCTATGGAAGAAGGGGTCAGGCAGTTAGTTGGTATATTATCCAAATACGTGAATAAGTTCGATAAGAGGGATAAAATGTATTTGGTGGGGTATAACAACGCTGGATTCGATAACAGCTTCCTACGGGCTTTATTCCAGCAATGTGGGGATAAGTATTTCGGATCATGGTTCTATCCTAACTGTATGGATGTATATGTTATGGTGACACCGTTCCTGATGGGTGTAAGAAACGATATGGAGAACTTTAAGTTAATGACCGTAGCCAGAACTATGGGTATTGAGATCGACGAGAATAAGCTTCATGACGCTACTTACGATATTGAGCTGACTAGGGATATTTTCTATCGTATAATTGGCAAAATGGACATTAAGCTATGAGGGACATTTTAGAGGCGATGCATGATTATCCGGATGAGGCGCTTGGGTTGTGTTTCTTTTTGATAGTGGTTGTCTGGTTATTGTCAGGTATATTTGAGAAAAAAAATGAATGATAAACTCGATGAGATACTGGATCTCCTAAGATCTCAAAATGAGATGATTAAGGATATCCACGATTATGTGAAAGAAGTTACCAGCGAGAAGTATATAGGAGAATCCAGAATGACAAACTTCTCTATTAACTTGGCCGCTGATATACTTACCGAGGCTATCAGTCCTAAGATAAAGGGGATGATGGTGGATCTATTGAAGAAACAAGGATGGAAAACTGAATGAAATATGAGGGCTTACGAGAGAAAAGTAAATCAATTAAAGGATTTGATAATAAGGAAATACAAATCGGCTTACGATAAGTCTAAGGAAATGGACATAGATATAAGCTCGATGACATATCTTCCAGAACCGGACGTATTCAATGTTATGTATACTGAGCATATGTCCGTTATTCTTGATCGGGTCAATAAGATTATAGATGAGAATAAGGATAAGCTCAAGAATCCAACTTGCGCTACTTGCGTACATCTACATGATCAGGAGTGGGCGAAAAGATACGGGAAAGTATGTTGCTCCGTTTGGCAAGTGTGCGACCATTATATAAACCCTAATAGAAAATATAATAGGGAGCAAAAGACTTATGCGAGACGGCCAAGCAATAAGGCTTGTCCTAATTACAACTATGGTGATGATAATTTTGAAAACAGAAAGAAATGGTTAAAAGAAAGTATTCAATAGATGATTACGCAGAGTTCAGGACCATCAAAGATTGGGAATGCAAATGCTGCGGGGAAAAGATGCCGGCAGGAAGTAAACGGATGTTGCCTAGAATAAGAAAATGGGCGGATTACGGTATATGTTTGTCATGTTTCGATAAATGGAAGTTAAATGGAAGGGATATTGTTTATATAAATAACACAAGTCCTAGGAAGCAAGCTCCCCGTATCAAGAAAGAACATGTTATATATATGTCCAACATCCTAAAAGGGAATTGTGATATAATAAAAGGAAGGAAACTTTATGTGGCTTTAAAAAAAGTGATAAACAGCGGGAAAACGATTGTTCTCAAATTCGATACCGATCAACCGATATGCATGTCAACAAGAGTCATGAATCCTTCATTCGGGGAGATCATGGACGAGTACGGTAAGGATATATTCCAAGGAAAACTTAAACTAACAGATGTTCCAAAAGGAGTTAAAGACCTGATAGTTAACTATATACAAAAATATCGTAAATTATGTATATAAAAACATTTATATACATGATCCTGACATTCAGGAGAGTAGATCCTATACCTAGGAATATAGGTCTTATGTTAAGTACAACGTTCTGGATATCTATAGTATGGATAATATCCAACTTTACCATATTGATAATGAGATTAACAAAGTAGACGAAATGAAAGAAGGTGATGTGATATACAAGAATGGCGTGGAGCTGCTTGTGGTATTAAGCTACGACCATAATGAGCCATGTAAGGGTTGCTTCTTCTACGAGGATAAGGCGTGCGGATCAGAAAGACTGATAAAATGCTGGGATTGTAAAAAGGAATATATATTCACGGCTATACGTAAATATAATACGACTGAACTGTGCGGAATAGTAAAAAGATATGAGGAGACGTATAAGATAATACTTAAAACAATCAAGAAGATTGAGAAAGAATGTCAAAAATATGTTATCTGGGATACTGTGCATGTGATGTTGAAAGATGATGGAGAGCTTATTATAAAAGCCTTATCCAAGGATAAGTCCGTGCTTTTAAATGATTTCATTATATATGTCAACAATAAATGGTTCATTGCTTCCGACTGTTCAGACGCAAGGGTTGAAGGTTTGCGACAAGGACGGGAAGACAAGATTCATGGATTTGAGTTCACTTCCCAAACAAGGGATAAAATACGGAGACTTATTACCGACACCAGTGGCCTCAGATCACACAGGTTCTTGTACGATAAGGAAGATGACAAAAAGCAACGGAGCACCGAGAACAGACTCTTTAAGAAATATGCCTGCCGTGATTGGGATGGACGGGGATCGACTCAATGGAAGGGTTTTCCAACTCAGTCCCCTATTTGTAGAGGAAATGATGGGCTACCCTTTAATGTGGACAACCTTACCATTCCTTACGGGAAATGGAGAAAAGAATCAATAAAGGCTTATGGTAATGCCATAGTGCCGTTGATAGCGGTGAAAATATTCGAGATGATAAATAAAATAGAAGGATATGAACAACAAACAACTTTATAAAATAACATTGACAAGGGAACAACTGATGCTGATATCCCGGTGCGTGGAGGACATAAGCAGATACGCAGCCGGAGACATGGATCTTCAGCATACCACGGAAACTTTGATAAATGATATGGATAGAACGGAAACGCTGGGGATAAGAAGCTTTATAGTCAATAACTCACGAGCGATAAGAAGAAGGTTGTTCCCGGATCTCGAAGACTATGAACATATAGGGTATGATGGAGGTAGTAAGGATATGATCAATAGAAAGAGACTTATCGGTAACACCTACCAGATATATAGGTCGATATTACATCAGTTGGCCATTGACGAGAACTGGAATAACGTGTATAGTGATATCACGTTACCTTCAGGTGATATGGGAACAATTAAAGTGGAGAGGATTGACGATGATAAGGATAACGACATTTAACGATACTAAAATATGAGCTTATTTGTATGCGCTAAATGCGGTTGTGTTGATAATACCGCCACGTCTAGCTACTGGATGTTGACAAACGAGTATATGGTGGATAAATTTGACTATGCCAAGGGACTACAGCCGTACAAGGGCATGGGGTTGTGCAGCGAATGCGGGAGGCTGGCTACCAGCCCAGACGGGCGTGATGTCGTGGTACCCGGTAAATGGCACGGGAAGTTCCCGAAGGAGAAAGCTACCGAAGAGCAGTTAAAGAAAATAGGATATAAAAATTTGATAAGATGAATAAGACGAATAAGGTAAGAAAGGGAGAAGTTAGAATATACGGAGGAAAGACATACGTGGCTATTCCGGAGATAAAAGAAGATCATTGTGCAGGATGTTGTTTTTATAACGAGGGATGTTGTTCAATACGTGACTTTGATCATATCGATTTCCCTGATTGCCATAATAGCGGTATGATCTGGATGCAAAAAGAAATTAATATGAGCGATATCAAAGAAAAGGCTATCAAATTAGCCATAGATGCCATGAAGCCCATACCGATATGCTCATCACCATGCTACAATATAAGTGATAACAGATCGCCGGAGGAAAAGCATGAGGAGGAAATGAGGTTCTGTAAGGATCTCAACGACCTTAGATGTGAGATGCTTATTGATATGGCTAAGAAAATAGAGGAGTATTTATCATAAGAGGTGATATGAAAAAAATAATAGGAATAGATTTCGATGGGACATGCGTGACAGACTTATACCCTTACGTAGGAGACAATATCGGAGCCGCTAGCGTATTGAGAAAATTGGCTGATAAGAATCTTCTGATATTATATACGGTAAGAGATGGTAAATATCTACAGGATGCCGTAGACTGGTTTAGATACAATCATATTGATCTGTATTCGGTAAACTACAATCCTGAGCCAGTATCATCATCACCAAAAGTGTATTGTGATTATTATATAGATGATAGGAATATCGGCACTCCACTTACGGATAAAGGATATGTGGATTGGGATAAGATGCTGGTGTTATTAAGACAAAATAATTTATTATAAGATAGGTAATTATATATCATTTAAATTTTGAATCATGAAAAAGTGTAAATTGTTAATAACAGATTTAGATGGGACACTGATTGAGACGGTATCAGGGGATACATTCCCTAAAGGTATATGGGATATGAAAATCAAACTCGACGTGTTTGAGGCTATCAAAAATTACGCTCCTGATGATATACTGATCATATCAAATCAAGGAGGCATAGAAAAAGGATTCGTAGACAGAGAGATGTTTGAGTATAAATTCGATTACATATCAAACGCCTTGGAAGATTACACGGATATATCCGTAAGCGCTTATTACTGTGACAGCAATAATAAGCGCAATGCCAATAGGAAGCCAAATACAGGGATGATAAAGCAGTATATGGATTTCGTAGAATACATGAACGATGATGAAGATGAGGAAGAAAAGATCGTATATGATACTATCTTGATGATTGGGGACGCTTCCGGAAAAGAAGGGCAGTTCTCCGACTCCGATAAGAAGACGGCGGAGAACTTCGGGTGCGAGTATATGGATGTGGATGATTTTGTGTATAAATATAATAACCGATAACGAAAATAAGAAGGATAGGATGATAATTTCCTATCCTTCTACTATCTTAATCAAATATCTTACCCCCGAAAGAGATGAAAGACTCTCTTGATTGAGGTTTGTTCTTGATATTATATAACGTTTTCTCAAATCCCTTCCTAGTCATATAAACCGTATTCCTGATCCCGGTATCCGTATTGTATCTGTAATGCGCGTAACCCTTCTTCATAACATTCTCTGTCAATATCCATTCTCTCTTATTCTTGTAAAAGAAACCTTGCTCTTGTAAAAACTCTCTTAGAGATCTTTCCGCTATATCACATCCATGAGACTCAAGTTCTCTCCTAACATCACGAATCAACATATCATCACCTTTGTCATTGGCCATAATAGCTGTTTCGGCGAATCCTACCTTAGGGGCTTGTTCTTTAATAATGTTATCGGATATCATCTTAGCCTCCTCCGCTGCTTTCTTGGCTTCAGCTAATGTCTGTTTTTCTTTCTCAGATGCTAATAACGCTTCTAATGCTTCTATATAATTATGTGGAAGGTTCTTTTCTACAGATGCTTCCGTTTTATTTAAAGCATTTGCTGTGCCGTGAAATACGCTTCTATATACATCAAATACTCGTCTTTCTTTCCTTGCTATTAAATATTCCATGCAAGATACAGATATCATATATACAATTGTTGGTCTTCCCCCGGTAGGGTTTTTACCATTTTTGGTAAAAACTTTATAATCAATATCTTTAATAAACCCATTATCACCAGTAAGAACCCTAACAGCCTTACCCTTATCAGAATATATCAAAGGCCAAACCTCATCTAGGTTAACAGGGAAATCCTCTCCGGATTTAACTAACTCAAGAACCTTCTCGAAATACGATCTGATAGATAAATCATCATTCAAAACAATATTACACATGATATAAAAAATAGGCCCAAAAGGAGATGTCGGATCTCACCTCGACAAATCCTAATGAGCCAAAAATATCTTACACATTGAATGACCTTGAAGTGAGATCCCGCCATTCATTGTTTCATAATGCAAATATAGCCAATCAAATTGTCTTAAACAATTGACTGGCTATTTTTTTTTTCGTCATACTATATCAGTTATCTTCCCCTGTCAAAGTACCAATTAGCGTCCTCCCCGGACTCATCCTTATTTCTACCACCTAGAAAGAATCCCATCGTCATGCCGTTGGTCATCAACCAGTAGTCGGACGTCTGTTTAATATCCCTAGCCGTCTTGATATTATACCATTGCTTACCAAACGAGAACTTCATGAGCTGCCTCCATAGCTTGCTCTCGCCCTTATACACGCCGGTCTGGACGGTAGCGAAAGGATCCCAGTTTCGAGGATCGGTGAGATCACCTAACTTCCGGGCGGTGACTAGCGGATCCTGTAGCATGTCTATGGCGTTAAGCTCCATGAACGGGGATGTCTGGGAAGCGATCTCATTGATCGTCCTGAACCCGATATAGGTAATGAACTGCCCGAACCAGCTATCCTCATTATCCTCCCTATATCCCATCAACGCCCTTCCTATGGCCATCATCGTGGCGAATACCGCCATATTGATAATCGATCTCTTGATATTGATCTGCTCGTAAGGGGTAAGCTTATCATACTCTTCCTTAAGCACGTCATATGCCTCCCCCATCCTGTCCTCGGACATCGATCCATAGACATTACCGGCCAGTCTCCATAACGTTCTCATATATCCTTCCTCAAACTGGTTGGTTTGGAAATTGAAACCGGCTTTCTTATACGCCCGCTGTACGGCCAATATAAACCATCCACGGTGAGGCAGCACCATGTTAAGGATAGCGTTCCGGCTAGCCCCCACCCGGTTCTGCTCGTTCAAGGCGCCGTCACAGATCTGCACCATACTCCTTACCCTACTGGACAAGGTGGGTATATATCGGTCTATAATATCCTTGTTAGCCTCGTTCTTAGCCACGATCTTTCCGTCCTTGACATCTACCATGTTCCACATAGAATAATCCCTTAAACGCTCCCAATCGCGTTTAGCCTCGTTAGCGGACATATTTCTGTCTTTCATCATCATCTCCTTGAAATTGGAGTATGACCAGAACTGACCCTCGTATAGGCGGGTATCATCCATGACCGAGATAATGACCTGCGGATCCAACGGGGAGTTAAGAACCTCCATCATCTTAAACGGCAGGTCCCGGAATAAGGTTCTCCAGATCTTGTTATACGCCGCGGATCGTACACGGTTGCGGACATTAAACACGCCTAGAGCCTCTCCAACGACATATAGCTTGTTGGTGCGGTTTATATCCCCGATCTCCGACACGTACGTACTTAACTGCTTCTGGGCTTCCCCATAGGCGTATTTCATGGAGTCCTTGCTTATATACTGCCCTACCATACCCTCCAAAAGGAAGTTGGCCTGCCCGGTAAGGGCGCCGGTAGCCGCGACGAATGGGGAGAAGCCTAAGTTGGATTTGGATACGAATTTGGTAAACATAAGAGCCAGCTTATTAAGATCGACCTTATAATTACCTATATTCCATTCAGCCCGCTTATTGTTTATCCTGACGTCATAGATACTGGCGTTAACCCAATCTTGGAACATCCTATAGGCATGCGTCGCCTCTGGGTTCTTACCGCCGTCGTATTGCGTCTCCAGCATCATGTTCCTGTATCCCATGACATCATCCAAGGCCGCTCTCTTATGCTTGTAAGCGGCTGCTTGTAAGGATAACATGGAATAGGAGTACGCAAAATCATGAGATACGTCATCGGCATTCTCTAGCTTACTCAGATAGTACTTGGGGATCATGCGATATTTTTTATCGTTCTCATCAAGCTCTCCTAGGTCTTGCCCTTGACCGTGTATAGGGTCATCCACCCTCTCGCCAACAATATCACGCACGGCGTTGCCGATGGCCGCCTTCGGGTCAACCCCGGCCTGCACCATCCTCTCCACGCCGCCCTTGGATATTTGTGGTATCTGGTAGATGTTCCTGAACCGCTCGTCATAATCCTCCATAGCCTTACGGCTTATGTTAAGCAGCTCCTTCCTCATCTCCCACTTATCCTTATTGATCGTAGCTTCCTCCCCTTCGTTGGTAATACCGTATTTCTTGAAGAAAGCCTCGTTCTTGTACTTATCGAACCTAGGCGTATGATACCCATAACCCAGATCGGGATTATAATTAGGATTACGGAAAGAACTCTCGGCGTCGGCCTCATCAAGCCACTGGTTGTTGATCGTCAGGTCGATCATATTAATATCGAACCCGAAACGGGATACGCTCTCTTCCTTAGATATACCATTTTCTATGGCATCAAAGAACTCGGATACCTTATACGTACCGTTATTTATCTTCCTAACGAAATCAGAATATCCCTTGGGAGAGTATTTCCTCATATAAGGATACAACCGGGTTCTGGCGTACTCGACAAGGATCTCATCAGTCTTACCCATCGCTATGTCGTTAGCTAGCTTATTATTGAAGTCAGGACCGTATTTCCTTCTCAAAAACGATACCTCCACGGTCGTCCATGACGGGTTCTTCCTAGATAGCTTAGCGGCCATCCTATCCACCTGACTCCGGGAGCGGGCAGACATATGTTCCTTGGCGAATTTAATCTCATCCATACCCTTGTCGTATGCCATGGCATCCCTTAAAGCGTTACGGTAAGAATCCGTGACTCCACTCTCCACCGTATCAGGCATATCCATCTCAATAGCCTCAGCGGAAGCGGCGGCGTTAATAACGCTCTTAGCCTCAGCCAGACGATCATATAACTCGTTTATCTTTCTTAATGAGGCGGATCCACGTAACCTATCGAAATCATATTCCCCGTATCTCGTGCTATCCCGGTACTGGATAAGCAAAGGCCTTAGCTGGTCATTGATCTCGTTTATTGTCGCCATCGCCTCCTCTACCTTCTCTATCCTTGATGATGATACAGATTGCTCCGTGATCTTATCAACCAGATTCTCGTAATAATCACCCTCCTCGGATCCCCACATATCCTTGGAGAAGCCAAGATGACCGCCAGCTAGCAGGAACTCAAACGCAGCCTTGCCGCCCTCGGACCGCTCTATCCCACGAAGTATCTCCTTGAACTCGGCGGAAGCCTTACGACCCTCGTTGGTATTCCCGAACTCCTCGGGCCACGCCTCGTCCCATGCCTTGATCTCCTCGGACATCATCAGAGCCTCGGATCCCTCTTCCTTTGGTGTCCCATCGGAATACCACTCGCTCTTGGCTATAGCCCTGTCACGTAAAATATCCAGATAAGATCTCCAAGCTATAGGATCGGATTGAAACGCCTTCCAATCGACCTTCCCGTTCCTCACGAACTTATCCATAGCCACATACCGGCTCCTGCGGATACGGGTCATGAAATCGGACGTAGCTTGCGATACCCTACGACCCAGTCTTTCCTCGACCTTCTTATTAACTTTCTCGATCTTATCGTAATAAGCCTGCACCATAGGTTTCTCTCGGTTCTCATCCAACCACCTATTTATCGCGTCGAGATATCGTTGCTGATCCTCGAACGTCATGCCCGAAATATCAAAATTCTGGATGGTAGGTTTGAATACATGATATACCTCCTTCGTAATAGGCTTATCCCCGTCATATCCTACTATGTCGTCACGGGTCTTCACCTTAAGGCCTCTATCGGATAGAAGAAGATCGATAAGCTGTTTCTCGGTCTTACCCGTAACATTCTTAAGATCATATATATCGATAATAGCCTTAGCCTGCTCGGTCCTGTATAGCAAATCGTATTTAGCGAAATCACGGGACGAGTCAAGGTAATCCGAGTTCTTACCGTTTATCTTCTGTATAAGATCCTCATTATCCTTTATCCCCCATCCACGCTCTTTCATCATCTTAGTCATCTTATTGATATTAGCCACACCCTCAACATGAGCGTCGTTATAAGCCTTGGCAAGACGTTGCCCTAACATGCCTAAGATAGCGTTCCCGCTATGTTCTAACGTCCCGAAAAACCGAGACATAACATTGATATCCTTATGGATGTTATTTATCAACTTCTTTATCCCATTCCAATATCTTTCCGGGATATTAAACATCCTGAGCTGTCCATCCAGCCAGTCCTCATTACGATCACTTCGAAGAGCATTTATATCAGACATGGATGTCTCAGCCATACGTAATATATCATCCATATCCTCTACCATGCCAACCTTATTGCTGCCATAATAATCAGCCGCCTGATTATTGACGAATCCACGAAGGTTCCTGATCAATGGCACTATCTCCCCGTATACGTTATCGATAACCTGTATCGTCTCGTAATCCAATCCCTTATCACTCTTACGCAAGCTACTGGCTACGGTGACCAAATACTCCACCTCGGCCTTGGCGGTCGCTATGAAGCTCTTGGTGGATAATAGGTTGTTATTCTTATTTAGCTCACCCCCGACTTGTCTTACCTTCTCGCCTATATCACGTAGAAGGGAGATGCTTTCCCCGATCCTCTGGCTCTGGCTTGACCTCATCCTCTGTAACCTAGTGTATAGCCTCTCCAATGACCTCCCGTTCTTGATCAACTTATTAGCCACGTCAATGTCCGATAACGAGTACATGAGATGATCGCTATCCTTTAGCAGAAGCACGTCAAAGGCGCTTGGATCATCAGCTAACGCCGACTCCTTTATCCTGTCAAGTACCTTATTTAAATCCGATCTTTGGCTGAAGAAGAAATTACGTATAGCTCGTACCATCCTGCCAAACAAGGAGAGCTGGGCGTCCCCGGACGAGGCCAGATCCTCCACCGCCTGTTCCATGCCCGGTACGAACCGCTGGGCCAACGTCTTACCTAGGATCTCCCGCTTCACCATCCGATCCAGTTCCTCCCCTTGGTATTCCTTTCCATACACCTCATAGTAACGACCGGCGAATTGATTCCATAATGGCGTGCCGACAACAGAGTCCAGAACCTCGTCAATCTCCTGTTGGTTACGGTAAGTATCGATCAAGAAATGGGCCACCTCCTCATTAAGATCCTCTACCGTAGCTCCCTCAGCCAAAGCGATAACCCCATTGGCCATATCGGACAATGCCCTAGCCGAAGGCTCGACACCATTACGCATCTTATACTTATCCATATATTCGGACATACCCATCACACGGATACCTAACGTGGATAAGATGTTGGTGATATCAGTCCTGTTCTGAAGATCCTCCGCCTTCTCATTCTCAATAACCCCACGGACATTACTTCCGTACAAGGCGTTATCCTCCATCATCAACGACAAGGCTAGCTCCATGAACCCATCATACTTATTATTAAGCTCCTCAAACTTACCTTGCCTTAACATGCCCTTTATCTCCGATCTGCTTACCGTAACCTTCTCCCCTGATGTCGTGATAAGATCAAGATCGTTATTTACCTCCGTATCAAAACCGATGGAGCCTAATACGTTCATCTCAGAAGACATACTACCAAACCTATTCCTTAGCCTAGACAAGGCATCCATAGCGTTATAGATCTTAAGACCATCAGAATTGCCGGCCCCGGTAAGATAATACCTATCCCCTAACCTTGTACGTTCCCCACTCAACATACCTTTCTTGATAAGGTAATTGACAAACCCTCCACGGGTGCTTATATTAGAGTCTGAACTGATACCAAGGACCGGTATGAATGACTCGCTGTTGTTAAGGGTTATGGAGGACGAGCCAAAGGAGATGTCAGCCGTACCGGACGGGACGTCACTCTCCTCGACACTGCCGGCCAAGAACCCGGCCTCAACCCGCCCGCCGGACGAGCCTTTTATGGCGTTGGCGTAAGAGTCATGTATCTTGCCATCATCCGATCTAAAGAACAGGCGAGGCTCACCGGAATCATATACCAATCTTGAAGATGGGGGCGTATAATTCTCGATATCATTTAAAGGCAAGACATTACCAGAAAATATGATCTCACCATCTATATTTCCACCCTTCACCCTGATATTAGGTCGTTGCCCGGTAAAAGCGCTTTCCACGGCCTTCCATAACATACGGGCTGTCTCCTTAATATCTATATTCTCTCTGATAGCCCTTATATCATCCCATGACGCCTCTTTCAGTATCGTATCGCCAATATTATCCTCGTTTATGGAATCCAGATCCACCTCCTGTACCGTGGATGTATCTACCACAGCCATATCATTGACATCACCTACCTCTCCGGAGGTAAGATAAGCCACGACATTGTCGCTATTCCCAAGGCTTCTGACCAACACCGGGGCATCCATATCGCTTATGGCGGACAAGACTTTGGCTGACATAAGTTGCCCCCACTCACTAGCGCTAAGTCTGGCGCTTATGGATCTGGCCGCCTCCTTGTTCCTTGGCACGGATCTAGTCCAGTCTCCAAACTTAGACCTGAACTTATCGTTATAAATAGTCATATAAGCCTCAGCCACCTTATCAAGATCACTTACGGCGGCTATCCCCGCTATCTTATCGAACAAGGTAGATACCTCGCCAGAAGGGGTCAAGACACGGGTTATCTTACCCTCCTTATTTCTTTTAATTACGCAACTTGACATAAATAAATGTTTTTCACAAAGATAAATAAAAAGCCCCCACAAATAAGCGGAGGCTGATATTCTTATATTCTTTATATAATTTATGACTTAATTCGTATTCTTGCTATTGATGAACTCACTAACGCAATCACCAGCAAAACCAGCTATATACGCCGCATGCTCATCCTCTCCGACCTTAAATCCAAGCGACATATTACAGAACTGGCACACGCTCATGGCTATATGGAATGACTCGTGACATATATTTCTCATTATTAAATCATCGTCGCTCGAAAAATTCCAAAGTATGGCGAATTTATCGTCATCATCCCTATCCCTTACCAAATTCGCGAAAGACGCCTCCTTGTCCATATCATCCTCATCTCCCCATTTCCCCTCGTGTTCAGGCTCCATATTTTCGAAACGATCACACAACGTCTTATAATCCAATCCTACCGTGATAATCAACTTTAACGGATATATCACGAAATCAAACTCCATCTCTCTCATAAACCCCTTAATTTTTCTACAACCTCAAAACACATCTTACACTCAATCCTACGATACAACTGCCTTACGCCATCTATCGTAGTCCAATAACGATTCCCGTCACGATGAAGGAACTCACTCATGACCTTAGTGTCAGCCACATCATGTAAATCGTATGAACCAAAACATAACTTACATATATCGTCAAGATCAAAATAAGTAACCTTATTATACGATATACAATGGATTTGTCTCCCATCAGGAACCTGAACATCGAAAACATTTATCTTCTCCATATTAAAAAACAGAGGGATGCCGATCCCATCACAGACCGGTATCCCTTATAATAAATTAGCGACGAAAAGCATGGTGATGGACATGCGCCACAAATGTAATTACAAAATTCGTAAAAACAAAATATCAAGGACAATCACCTATGCATTCGCACGGAGCATCGCTTTTCAAAACCCCATACACCCGATTGTCGCTAGTCAGCCATCGTTTGCCGTCACTCGTAATATAAGCCTGCCGGCATCCCTCCTGATTCACCGTGAGCGTCTTCTTAATACCTTTTGGAGTTGTTATCTCCAGCTCAAGAGTCCGATCAAGACCGTTGTTCATCACCGAGCCAAAGGAAACGGGGGCGCTTCCGGCCCCGGACCCCGGACTGACGGTCAGAGGCTGGTCCGTTACCTCGCCTACCCCGTCCTTCCAATTAATATTCAAATCATTAGCCATACCTATATTATTTTTGTTCTATTGCAAAGATAGCAAAACAAATAAACCCCAACCGGATTTATCCAATTGGGGTTCGATACCATTATTTCCTAACCTATTATCGTTTCATCATCCTTAAGGCTGTCTTAGCTGCTGCTTGCGCCCAAGTCCATAAGTCATTAGCAGTTACGTTAACTGTCTGAGCCGTACCGTTAACATCCAGATTAATAACCCCCTTGTCAAGCTCTAACATAGAGTCTCCAGCTGCCTGAGTGATAGTTACCTGAGCGGTCTGACCGCCATTAGCCGTCACGGTCAAGTTGGCTACCAATTCCTCTACAGTGACGTTGGCCGGAACATTGGCGATAGAAATGCTCCATACGAACTCACCAGTAGCTCCGGGATCATCCGCTATGACAGCACCATTGGCGGTAGACTTGCCAGCGGCCGTATAATTATCTGGCAATGTCAAAGTCAGACCATTCTCCTCCGCCGGAGTAGACGTGAACGTAAGTTTAGTACTGTTGGATTTACCCGTGATAGTCACCGTACCACCTGCCTTCGGGACGGAAGCGGCGGAGCTATCAACGGAAACAGTCTCTACAGCCGCCTCCTGATTAACGACCAATGCCTTAGATACTCCACCGTTAGTCGTGGCGGTGAAATTTAATGTACGCTGAACACGACCCGTGTATTTATCACCAGATATGTTAACAGCCATATTACCTGATCCTGATACCGGATCGATGGTTACGAAACCAAATTTTTGTGAAGCCATAATCTATTTATTTATAAATGTCATTTTATTATGCCAAAAATAACTTGTATCATATCACAAGCCAAATATAGGGGGGGGTAGATACGACTAGCCCTGTACAACCTCAACATACAACCCTACTAAGTCCTTTAAATTATGACTAAGAGGAGTTCCACTATCCCTTGTGCATTTATACACGTCAGCGTTCTGAATGTAATATTTATCCTTAAATATCTCCATAGGAGGGAAATAAGGGATAGGATCACCTATAGTCCCGGCATGCTCCTTGTCAACAACCTTATATAAGGAGGCCGTACTGAGTCCAGGCTCCCATTCTGGCGATAACGTATGAGGCTGGATAACCTCGTAAAGGATATCCGTATCCTCCTTAACTACCCTAAGACAAAATCCGGTATCCACGGATAGCCCGAACTCCGCTCCTTCTTGTCCCCATATAGGAAATAGGACCTTAGCATCCAATTTCTCGTTGGATGATAAGGATAAAGATTTGTCATTAACCAACATCCTAGAAAACTCGACAGCTACTTTTTGAGGATCGAGAGCATCCTTCTCCTTCGCCTGTTGCTGGATGTACGCCGTGGTAACACTTACCTTATCAGGATAGCCGGACTGAACATCGACAGCTCTCACCTGTTCTACGGTAGTGGCTATACTGATCTGCTTTTGCTTGTCCCCTAACGCCGTTGTCAGATCGTTATCGTACTTATCCATCATCCCGATCAAGATCTTGCCTTCCGTCATATCGAACTCCAGACCCATAATCGTTATCTTACCGACTATAGCCCCATCAACCAAAGCGCTACGTCTGTCATATTCAGGAATATAAATATCTTGATCATCCAAGAAAAACTCATGGAGATTTTCAGTCTCATAAGATCTCAGCTCCTCATATTTAGCCGATTTCTCCTCGTTAAGAACCCTTGACTCATCTAATCTAGCCTCAATGATCTCCTTAACCGTGGCTTTAGGATTAGCTTCCTTGAACGAAAGTTGTTCTTGTCCCAGCTCTATCCATGGAATCGGATTGCCATTAATATAATCATCATAACTATTACCCTTAGCGTAATTATCATCAAGAGGTTCGTCTAAAACCAACATATTGGGATATATTTCCCTGTTTATATATGTATATGCCATAATCTATTCTTTAATCTTGTTCTTTAACAGCGATGCTATACTTGCCTGAAGCGTAACACCAGATATTTATCTCGAAAGGCTTGTTAGCCATAGTGGTTATAGAAGTACCACTCATGCTTACATAAGCTCCTGAATTTGGTATGGCTTGAGTAAAGACCGCAGACGGGACACACCTGATCATCAGCTCCTCTCCTATCTGCATACCTGACGCCACGGATAAGGTCGTAGCGGCTGATAACGTGGCCGTGATACTTCTCTTGCTAATAGGCAGGTTAGCTAATGTCGTGACCGTATTAACCCCTATAAGCCTATTCACGGTCTTCTTATCAGCCGCCGCCATCAACCCGTTAGTAGACTCGTCGGCTACGGCGTATGTCGTGTTAGGAGGTGTAGCCCAAGTGCCATCTCCACGCATGAAACTGGATGTACTACCATTAAGCTGTCTCAACAAGCCGTTAGCTGTAGTAGAGGCCAATCCGTATGTGGTATTGGTAGGTACAACCCATGTTCCGTCACCACGAAGAAAAGACGTCTGCTTACCAGCGGCAGGAGCCGGAACCAATCCCGCAGCACCAGCCGCCGAGGCCGTAGCCGCCTTCATATTGGCGTAGGTAGTATTCGTATCCTTATAATAGGGGATACCACCGACAATAGGACAGGCGGTATAGCCGGAAGCGCTTGTCACGGTACTGCCGTTCTTGACCAATCCTGTGGACCCGTTAGCTCCTACAACACCATACGTTGTATTAGTATCCGTCCAAGGCACGTTGACATACATCTTACCACTACTATCCAGCTCTACCGGATAATTCTTACCGTTCTCAGTATATCCGATCATCACCAATCCTAATGTCGTGGTATTGGCCTTGGCGTATGTGGTATTTGTCGGAACCACCCACGTACCATCGCCACGAAGGAAAGAGGTTTGCTCGCCGGCAGTCGGAGCGGGTACCAATCCCGCCGATCCTGCGGCTGAGGACGTCGCTCCACCCATGTTGCTATATGTGGTATTAGGAGGGGTTTGCCATGTCCCGTCACCACGAAGATACTTGGCTTGCGCTCCGGCGGCAGGTGCGGGGACCAAACCTGCCTTTCCCGCCGCTGAGGCAGAAGCGGCTCCCATATTGGTGTATGTCGTGTTGGTATCCGTCCACGGAACGTTAACGTAAGCGTTGCCGGACGAATCCAGCTGTACCTTATAGTTCTTCCCGGAAGTCGTATATCCTACCTTAATACCGCCAAGAACGGTAGCGGAGGACGTGGGAGGGGTGAAGGTACTTGGTTTGCCCGTAACCCCGGACCAAGGCACGGAGGAAGCCTGACTGGCCGTGTAAGGCTCATACCCATCCTCACTGTTCAATTTAGACTCGTCTTTTATCAGATACATCTTACCTGTAGACGTGACCTTTACCGTATCACCACTTTGAGCCGTAGCGGTGGTAAGGGCGAATCTAGCCGTATCATTAGCTACCACGACCAATCTCTCCAAGCCGCCTTAGGTAACCTATCTATGCTGATGGTTCCGGACGCGATCTTAGAGGCATCAAAATTGGCCAATGTCGTGGAGATAGTTACGTTGTCTCCGAAGTCCGATGAGACACTACCAGTAACAGCCCCGGACAGCGCTATAGTCCTAGCCGCCTGTAATTTCGTGGCGGTAGGGGCATTATCCGTCTTAAGAGCATATTTGGTAAGATCAATATCATTAGCCTTATCCAAAAGCTGCTCTATCTGATCACCATTGTATTTACCTTGAAAATCTGCCATATTACACTTATTTTTTGCTCAAATATAGTTATATACATAAATACCAAGAAATCGAGGGGAGGGGGAGATACGGGTAAGTGTCAGAAACTGCCGTCCCCGTGCAGGAATCCGCTACGGAATATAATAGCCTTGTCTTTAAGTTTCTGGACAGAATCCCATTCCCATTCACCCTCACAAGGCTTAACGACATACTTATTCCCCCATGTCTTAAACTTCCTCTCTATAACAAACATCTCTGGGTCTTTTAAGACATGGAAGATACTTCCGACAGGGAAATACTTATCAGTCCTCAATATAACACGATGATGCTTCTCGTCATATTCAGGATCGCCTACGATACGTGCCTTATAAAATTGGAAATCATTTAACGTCTGATCCACTGGCTCTATCCAATAATACCCCTTACCCATTGCAGTTTGTATTTAATTATCTATATTTGCGGTGTAGTAACTCATAATGTTTTAAGTGATTTTCAACCAAAGGGAAAGGGTGTCCGTGAGGATGCCTTTTTTTTCATTCCCGCCCACCCTACCATGACAAAAAGATCTACCTCGAACAAATGTAATCATAATAAGGCTACGATCAAAAAGAAACCCTATCGGTATTCTATTGCCGACAGGGTTCTCCAACGTTGTATCAAACTAAATCATATCACTCCATTTGATTGTGTCACCGACGAAGCACCGCACCGCCAGATACCTTACGAACGCCGTCCCTTCCGGGGCGTCAGGGTCTTCCAGATAAGCCAAGACAGCCTTGACTATTTTCTGGTCGCAATCCAATACCTTAGGAAAGTAGTCGCTATAGAACATAGCGAACAGGTATTGGATATCTCCCCAAGTGGCGTTATCAGGTTTCTTGGCCCCGCATTTATCGAACATCTGCTTAGCGTCCTCCATCGTCCATCTTCTCTTGGACCCGTCGGCGTTAAGCATCTTGTCAGCGGCTTCCCTAGCCAGCTCCTTGGAAAAGTGATATCCATGGGTGTCTATATACCGCTTATAATCCGGGTCATCGGCGTCTGCTCCTCAGTAGTAACGACTCCTGCGTCCCCTGCGCATATACGGCTCGGTACCATCGAACTCGTCACGGATGCCACGCTCACCGAACCATCCCCTGCGATACATCTCGTCCTCACGTTCATGGAGTCTCTCGCGTTTCTCAAGCTCACGCTCGTCACGTTCCAGCTCCCTCTCGCGTCTTTCAAGATCACGCTCACGGCGTTCTAGCTCATCCATTCTGCCGTCATGCTCCTTGCCATAGTGGTCGTATATTCCACCACCATAACCCATGTAAGTCCCATCCGAACGTCTGCTACGTCCACGGCCGCCTCTACGATCGTAGATCTCGTCATCGTAGTCCTCATCGTGACCGCCGCCTAAATCTATAACTCTCATCTTAACCTAATTTTTTAATTAACAACTCTTTTAGCTCATCGAAAGAGGATCCCATCCTATCGACTTTCTCCTCAAGATTCTTGATCTTCCGGTCTTGATCCTTAGTCTGCTTAAAAGCCGGATTGATTTCCTCAAGGATCGAATCACAAGCCTCTAGCGTCCTCCTATGCTTATCGATACTATCGAGAATATCGGAGCTGGTTCTCTTAGCGGCGTTAAGCTGGTTCATGATCGGATCGACCGAGCAGGCCAAAGTTATGTTATTGGACATAGCGACATCCCTGCTCTCCGGTACGACGTAGGTCATGGAAGACCCGTTTATCTCCACGGTAAGGTCTATCACCCTATCCTGTAGTTGCTGATATTGCCCCATCTGACCCATCTGGGGTTGCTGGAACCTAGGCTCGGACACGTTAACCACATTCCCCATCCTGAACACCGGAACATCGGACGTATCCAGCGTATATACTTGAAATCCTTTCTTTAAGTCTCTAAACATATCTCGATTTTTAAGCGGGAGGGAATACCCTCCCATTAGACATCCAATCTAACCTATTCCTCATCAACATCCGTTTCCGACGCTGATGCGGCGGTTGTAGGCACACAGCAATCCATGAGCCTCAATACACCCCTTACCTTGTTGAAATAAACAAGGCGTTCGGTGTTGTTAACCATAGCCGCTCCGTTCACAGCCACGTTGATCGGGTTCACCACAGCCACGCCGGTTACCGGGCAGCATGTGTCATCACCAACCGTGGATACGGTGCTGTTCGCTGGGATAGCTATCTGTACTGGCAATGTCTCGCCTGTTGTCGGAACCACCTGCCGGATTTTCAGCAGCAGAAGGCCCTCGCATGGCAAGGACAGCCATATCCTTGGGTTGATGCCGAAGATGGTGTTGGTAGTAGTCACTACCACGTTCTTCGTGACCAACTCATAAAGAGACCCTATTTTAGAAACACAAGCCATAATAGCCTCCTTCCTTTATAGAGTTAAATAGCGGCGTTTCCGTTGTTGCAGCATCCATTGTTGCACCCACATCCGTAATTACCTCCATAAAATGCTTGACCCCATCCATAAGTCTGGTAAGGAGAGCATGAAGGATAAGCCGGCACAGGGGTAGGTCTCAACTGGTTGATCAAATTCTGAGTCTGTTGCTGAGTCAATGCGGAGGCTTGGTAAGCCGACCTTTCATCACGCAACTGATTGATCGTATTCTGCATCTCACGCATTTCCAATTGACAGAATTTATCATTAATCAAGGTTGTTTGAGCATCAATCTTAGCGCTCAAGATATTGAACTGCGTAGTAGCCTGCTCACGATTGTTTGTCAATCCTTGGTTGATGTTACTCTGAAGAACATTGGTTTGCTCTAACGTCCGTAATTGATTGTCAAAGCCTTGCTGCGTTATCATATTTTGAGTAGCGCACGTGCTTTGGTTGATCAAAGAACTCAAATTGCAGCAGCAAGAGCTAATTTGATTACCGATCTCACAACCTTGTTGCTGTACGGCGTTAATAACAGCCTGAGAGGTCATACCTACCTGACCAGCTACCTTATCGATAGCGCCTTGTACGTTACAGATAGCGCTTTGCAATTGAGTGGTAGTACAGTTCAAGGCGTTAGCGATCTGCTCGATAGCGCTTCTGTTACCTTGGATGGCCTGCATCAGCAACTCACGACCATAGTCGTTATTCAATTGAGCGGGAAGACCATTAGCGCAATTCTCACCACCGTTACCAAAACCATTGCCAAAGCCACGGCCGCCCCATAACCAGAACAGGACGATGATCCACAACCACCAACCGTTAGCCCCGCCGAAACCGTCTTGGTTGTTACGGCCGTTCATCAAGGCCGCCACCAAGTTCGGATCCATCTTATTTCCGCCTATTAAGTTGGCGAACATCCCCGGAATCATAGATAATAAACCGTTAGTGGCGCTTCCACTACCGGAACCCATACCGTCTAACAAAACGATTTTGTCTCCACTTGTACCCATGTCTATTTATTTTTGAATTAATAATAACCCCACCTGATAGTGGGCGTTACAAAGTCCAAAAATTAACAGTCCTAAAATCGTGATATGTGTCATCATCAAAGCACGTCATGTCATGTAATTGGTATTAATAAGAACCGGTACAAGACAAAAAATCCGAAACGTATCACTACGGCCCGGATTCATGCAAATCTATAAATTCAATGTTTCAATGCTCGAAAGAAAACGTCTCACGACGTCAAAGAGAGATTAACTACACGAAAAATCTCGCATTAAATTATTTGTATTAGCAGTGTATTCATTAACTATCTTACTGGATGAGGGATTATCCTCTATCCTTGATAGACGGTTATCGTCACTCCTTGCCGTAACATCACCTATCTTTCGTACCATACTATCCTGATATGATGATGGATCCGAATATATAAAATTGTCCACGAAACTATATATCCCGCCATTAACCGTCTCACCCACCTTCTCATACAGGTTAGATTGGGAAGACACGAAATCATCGTACCTCCCACGAGCCAAAAACAAACCGTCCGGCCTCGCCTCGACACCGCCGTTGACCTCCCGGAGCAGACCCGGATTCCTTTGGTACAGATACCTATAAAACCCGGCATCCATCATCCTATCCTGTCTATCCAGATAGAAAAGGTTTCTCATGCTACTGTCACCGGACTCGATAGCCACGTCAAACAGAAGATCCCTTACCTGACCTTCCGGCAACGACATCTCCATGCTTTTTAACGTACCTCTGTCATGGTGATTCAAAGATACATTATAAAATCCATTAAAATCAAGGAAACGTAAGACATTATTATATAAATCCGATTTTTTTAACCTTTCCTTGATCTGGATCTTCCTCAACGATGTACAGGATTTGATAAAATCCCGATCCTTTCCCTGCCTAGCCTCGTATCTCCTGAACTCCCGATCAATATCGACATCATCCATCTTAGGGGTTACGGGATGCTGGTATATCAATCTGGTAAGGATCATGTTCTCAGTATTCGAGGATGAGATGTTGGACATAACTAGCTTCTTTATGTTATCCTTGATCACGTCAATATCGGAACGGGAAGCCCCGGCGGGAACCACGCCAGCCGGCAAGTACGAAGGTCGCTCTATCCCGATATCGGCCAACATCTCATAGGCCTGATCGGTGTCGGTTATCGGGGCCGTGTTATGGTACATATTCCTACCCATATACAACATGCTCCTATCATACATATCGGAAGGGGATGTATTCCCGGACCTTACATACACCATCCTATCCCCAGTAGAATAAGTATCCTGAACCTCGTATATCGGATTCCCTTTTCCTGTTATCCTATCAAGATCGGAGATAAAGCTATCGTATACCGAATTGCCTGCCTGTATGGAAGATAACATGACATCCAGCGACGCCATAAGATCACGGATATTTTCCGGTCTGGATATAACCATCTCATCGCTGATCGCCTCGCTTATATCCACGCCCATGTCGGCAAGATCCATAGCTATGTCATACAGACGTCCGGAAACGTCCTTGATGTCCTTAAAATCATCCATATCGATTATCTCCCCAACCTTATCCCTTAGACCCTTCATATCCTTAGGCATACTGATATACGGTGTGGTACTATTGAAGTACGAGTCGGTAATCGTATTTCCGTTCTGACTCCGAACCTCCATACGGGTCATATTACGATACGTGTCATACATCCGATCTGCGTAATCCTGATCCTCCTGATACCGGAGTGCCAAGGAAGGGTATGGGATGGAGGCGAAAGCCTGATCGAACTCCCGGCGGTCGCTGATACCGCCTACCGCCCTCATGATCGTATCCCTTACCTCTATTGGATTCAAGCCCCTTCTCTTTCCTAACGAGTCATATGTATCCTCATATATCATATAATCATCACCAAGGCCTGACTCGGAGGATAGGAAATGCATATCCTTCTCATTAAGATCCCCGTCAGACATAAAATCGACAACCCTCCTCATCATATCCCTTACCCGCTCATACGCCGATCGGTTGGTCATGATATTATCAATCTCATCGGCGTCATACATCCCGGATCGCTCAAGATTGTACCTATTGAGAAATATATCACCACCGGAGAGGAAATTGGATATGATCATATCATTAAGATCGTTGATATTATCGACTCCCAAGGAAGTAAGGGTGTTGTTGATATCCTTAACCTCATCGGCCATGAAATTACCGACGAAATAGTTCTTCCGCTTGATAAAGGACATGACATCATCATACCTAGGTTCCCCGTTACTATCTAGGTCATATTCCGATGGCATGGACATCCAATCGCCAAAGAAAGACACGAAGTCGGGGGAGTAGGCCGTACCCCAGACCGATAAGGCCTGCCTCTGGTCGCCAAGCACCTCCATCGCCCTTTGGTATAATCCGGATGGTTGGTCGTTCGGGGCAAGGACATTATCTGCCCTACCCTCCTTATTTTTTATAACATAACAAGATCTACCCATAGCTAAATCGTTTTGTTACAAAGATAAACAAAATCCCGCCTACTCTCACGAGCGGACGGGAGCCAAATAACAATAATGTAACAAACCTTATGTTTCTCCGAAAAGTACAAATATTTTTGCCGATCCTCACGAACAGGCAAAAACTAAATCCTAAATAACAAAAAAAATGGAATTTATCGTTTAGCGAAAATATCCTTATCTGATTAACATATTGATTGTGAATAGGGGTGGATTCGTATACCCTCCCCTATCTCCTAACAATCTCAACCTGCTACAATAGAAATCAATCCATGACTGACATATTCCAATTTCTTATAAGATATATCTTTCTTATTTTCTCCGTTGATATCACGGATATTAAAAATTCCACGAAGCCTTCTTGCGTAAATAAAGCGTTCTTTACCTTGAAACATCACCTTATCAAACAATCTAAATCCGAAAACCTTAAAAGGAGATTGATTCATCCTTTTATTGCCTCCTTTAGGTGCTTTCATCTTATGAATTTGTCTGTTATGACGACGAACTAATTTCCGTTTGTAATAATATCCAAGTCTCTCGGAGTCAAAATTCCTTGAAATCACAAAAGCGTCGGATACATGGGATTTTTCAATCCCGTGATTTATACGATTATATTTTGTTATGTATCCGAAAGTCATTTTTACGTTTGGATACAAAGATTTTAACTCATCGTATAACTCCCATTTCATGATACTCATAACCGCTTACAATAAATAATTTAATAAAATGTTTATTCAACATAAGTCAGGGCAAAACCCTGTTAGTACCCATCGCCAATGTTATTGAAGGTTTTGTACAGGCAACACCGGAACCCAAATACAATCCCTGTTTAATCACCTACCTTAGAGCTACGGACTTGGATAAACATCCGTAGGTAACTATATATTCTCCAATAACGTAGTCTTTATTTCAAGACTTAGGCTAATACCCGGCCAGTAAACTGGATATATAAAACTCAAACATTGTTTAACGTTTTATATATTATTGCAGATATTACTCCACCAATGACTCTCATTTATCTTCTCTCACCATACAAAGCGATTATATCTGGTCTCTATCATCTCCACCACCTTCTTGATATCAGATAAAGTTAATTTCTTTATCTCCATATTCCTACTATCCATCCTGACGAAAGAGTCCTTGAACTCCTGCTCGGTTATGGCATCCAACCTAAATAGATTGTATTTTATAAGTAACTGGGTTACGTCAAATATCAAGATATTAAGATCAACATCATCTTTCAACTCATTAAGAAGATCACGCATCATTTCCTTAATGGCGTCAGTGTCAAGTTCCAGCTTCTCGGCCTCCTTCATCAGCTTCTTGATGATACCATTGTACTCGATTATGATATTAGCGTTATCGTCATCGGTAGGTAGAAGGATATCCATCGTACATTTTATACCCACCTTATCACTAAGCCTTTTGTTGAACTCAGTCATATAATCAAAAGCCTGATCCCTGCTTAAAGCGTATGTATGGTCAAACAACTGCCTTTGTCTGTTATTGACAAAATAATGGCTGGTGTATAACATCATCAAGACCTTCACTCGCTGGACGCGTAGGTCTTGCATGATCTTCCGGTGTAAAAAAGCATCTAATTGCATAATATAAAGAGTCCCCACCGGGGCCATCACACACCCGACAGGGACCAACTTTTAAATATCTTACTCGTCAGGTGATGGACTGACACCGCAAAGATAAGACGAATAAATTTACCTAGCAAGGATTTTCCGCTTCATTTTCCCCTGACACTACGTTCCCTTCGGAAACCAAAGACTTGTCCTCGGCCGCTTTCGTAGGCGAGGCGAACTCCGATTGGGAACCGGGCGGGTTGACGAACGGGGTCTCCGTATCCTCGAAGAACGTCTCATCCCTCCTAATACTCATCCTAAACTTAGGAGCTATGAAAGGATCGTTATTAAGATCGATGTTGATCGTAACGTCATTCATCAAAATATCCTCCTTGGTCCTAGAATCGCCTATCCATCCTCTTACGTCAGCGGTCATAGGCATCCTGCCAGCGGCTTCCTTGACAGCCTCTAGCCGTCCCTTGATAACATCCACGTCTCCCGTCAACGGAATCATATATGTCTTATTATCCAACCCGGATCTGGCTATAGCGTTATTAAGATCCATTATATCATCAATACCTACGCCTCCGCCTAGACCCTCCATAATCCTATCAGCCATCGATCCAATCATGGATGAGAATGATGATATATCCTGATTTTTCAATCTTACGGGGTACAGGTAATTTCTTCCATTTCCTGTCTTTATAGCTACGACCGGGATACGTGAATCTTTATAGTCACCATACTTGTCCCTGACGATAGCCGTACAGAACGGGAATATATTATACTTAATATCATCCCTCATCGTAACCTCCCCATTCTCTATATATCCTACGCTCTCGACTTTACCAACCGTCTCGTTGGTAAAATCATTCTCGGATACCATCAACGTACCATTATCATCACTTACGCTAAAATTAGGTCTTCCCGGCAAAACACTGGTAACTGTACCTACGAACGGTATATCAATCTCGCCAGTAACAGATCCTATATTATCCCTATATAACTCAAAGGCCCTACTCCTTAAATCAGCGTTACTTCCTTTTGAATCCGGGTCATTGGCTTTCAGTACCGAGACGAAATTGCCGTCGCTATCCACGATCTTAATAACCATATTATCAACCAGCTCTCGGTAAGCCGACTTAGTCTCATCAGAATTAGGGTCAACGGCGTTAAGGCTATTGTATTTATCATACAATTCCTTGGTATATGGATCTGACATATCCATCTTAAACCTTACGATATTATCCTTACGGAGATTAGCTACGGCTTCCTGATTCACCGACTCGTTGTTAGATCCAAACGTATCACCCGTATAATAAGGGACAATAGATCCATCCTGCCCCTTGCGATACACCATGAACCAGTTGGAGGTCGATAAGGCGGTCTGCCTCCCCAGTATGACACCGGTAGCGTTCTCGAAAGCCTGAGCGTCATCCTCGCTAATCATCCATCTTGAGTGGTTATCTGACTCTATAACAGTAAATATGTCGGTTCCGTTGGTGAAATCCATCACCCTTCCATTATCAGTATCAGTGGCATCAGATCTTTTAAGCCCAAGACTGTCCATAAACCTGTCAAGTCTCATTCCGCCAACTTCATAATACATAACCCCACCGATCTCTCTCTTCTGAGCCATCAACACCACCGGATTCTGGGCGGCGTTAACTTCCGTCCTGCCGGTGGATGTCCCGGGTTCGCTCTCTGTGAGGACATCACCCATAGGTATGGATTTATCGTAATCCTTGACAGCTATACTTCCGTTATCATACAACCTCATCCATTCCACGAATTGAAGAAGAGGCCCATCGGAATAATTATTGATAATATCAATAGCCTCATTAAGCTTATCCTGATCAATCTCATTGCCATTGTCAGCCTCATTCATAAGATCGTTATAGGTCTTTATAGACTCCTTAACCTGATCCTGATCAAGACCATTGATATTCATATCTACAATATCATCAACAGCGTCCTTGATATTATCATAAATATTATCATGGGTCTTCAATCTATCTATTATCGATCTAGCCTTATTGATCCTTGAAATAGGATTATCCCCAAACCCGTTAACTAGACTATCGACACGAGGCTTGTTATTATCATATATCTGTCTCTCCCTAGGAGATAAGACATCCTCATTACCGTTCCATATCTTTATAGCTATATTATTGATTCTATCTTCAGAAGGATTTATGATATCCTCATCATCAGGAACCCTCTCGACTATATTACCTTCATCGGTCTTAATCTCGTTCTCCATAGATCTGGCTATCATATGATTATATGTCTTGAACATAAACGCCTCATCCTCTCCTATAAGACCATCTTGATAAGCCTTGTCTATGGCTTGGTCGTTAGCGTAAAGAGCGTTGGCATCAGGATTATCAGTATTCCTGAAGTCGTACTTGCTATCATCCTCCTCATAAGTCTTACCCCATGCGTTCGATAATATCTTCATGAACCCGCGCTCCTGCGCCCGGATGAATCTTCTGTCACGCATACGACGAAGAGACTCATTTATATTCTTGTAGGCTACAAGATTGTGACGATACTCGCTAAGTAACGCCATAGCCTCCTTATGATTCTCAACCCCACGAGTGGATACGATATTCTCAAAATCAATTATAGTCTCGTAGGCCGCCATAAGATCAGCGGCACTGATCTTCGAGTCATCGCTATTCAAGAATAGCTTAGATATATCTACCTCAGAATTAACCAATGTAGCCAATTTCCTCTCCAAGGCAATTCTTTCCTCTGTCAATTTAAGAAGCCTATCATTCTCCTCAGCCAACTTAGCCTTATCAGATTCAATTGCCTCCTTCGATGCGACCTTTTGCTGAAGTTTTAAAATATCATTCTCCATCTTATGTATATCATCCGTAAGCTTCCGAAGATCATCAAGGGCTTTCTTAGAATCGGGATTAAGATGGGAATATATGTCAAGGGAAGTACCTATATCCGTCTTGTATATCCTATTTAACTGATTGGTGATATCATCCAAATTATCCTTAGCCTCAAGACCATTATAAGCCATGTTAGAGATGTAGGTGTTAAATGATCTATTGGATATACCATCGGTAAGGGAGTCGGCGAATCTGTTGGCCATAATGAAATTATCCACCTTCTTATTAAACTCGTTGACAAGATCGGCTTTATACTCATTGACCTGCTCATCCGTCATATTCATATCGGACGCTATATCGCTATTAGGTATAGATTCGACTACCATCCTGAAATTCTCCTTCGTATCATCCAGCATCCCCATCTCCGAATCATAACGAAGACGATTGAATACGGCGTCACTAAAAGTCTTATCTATGATTCTAGAATTAGGTATATCGTCAGCGTTATTATCCGTTTTCAAGCCTGATAATTGAGCGTTCAGAGCCATACTGCCACGAATAGCACGGATAGCGGCGGTAGTCAAGGCGCCGGCATTGGCGTTGTAGGCATCCACCATCCCCTTGTTCCTGGACATGTCTTGGCTCCATTCCTTTATACCTCCAAAGGTCTTTCCACCCCTAACCGATCCGATAATCATACCGATGCCGATCTCCTTCCAGCCTTGACTAGACCCGTATGTTTCCTTGAACCCGTTCTTTATAGCCTCCATATAGCCTATATTCTGCCGGATAGCCATAGGATTGTATCTTGATTCTACCCAATCCTCGGCGGACTTACTAGCCACTCCCTGAAGACCCTCCTCATACAGACCCTCGGATACCGGACGTTTAATGATATTGAACGTATTCCCGGCTACCTTCTGCCATTTCTTTGGTGTTATGGCTCTTAACATACCGTTATCCATCCTCTCAGCCCCTACGCCAAATATATTGCGTTTTATGAACTTATCCACGCCAAGATCCATACCAAACATATCACCGAACATAGCTATGTTAGACAATGTAAGAATACCGATATTAGCGGCAAATATAGTATTGGCGGCATCGACGTTGTCATTTCTGAACCTCATAAGCTCCTCATACGAGGCTTCTCTACCATAGGCATTTCTGTAAGCCTGCTTGAAGTTTTCCTCAGACTCCATCAACCCACTCCTTGACTCTACCGAAGCCTCCCAAAGCGTTGACGTGCCAATAAAGGTTAGGTTGTCCAAACCCTTGCCTATGCCTCGCCCTATGCGGGCGGCCCTCAGCATGGAGTTAAACCCGCTCTTCGTGGCGGAAGCAGCCCTACCTAATCCAGCGACAGTCGCTCCTATCCTAGCCCCCATACGGGCGGCATTCATAAGACCAGCGCCAGCGGAAGCATAAGACGACAAGATAGCCCCAGCCGTAAATGCAGCCCCCGACAAAAGATCGTTTGTCCAAAAATTGGTCGTAAACATACTTTTAAGAAATCCGGCGTCTCGCTCCTCCTTACTGTAATAATGATTAAGCGTATAATCACCACGCTTATCCATATCATCCAACCATCTGGCAAAACTGTTATCATACATAGCTGATAACGTCCCTTTTGTAACAAGCTCCTTTAATCCATAAACAGACTGACCTACTCCACCTATTCCATACAAAGCAGACTTATAAATAAACTTACCTAATCCTCTATAAGTTTTCTCCCAACCACTTTGACTTCTCGATAGACGATCGTCATTATCTATATTATTGATATAATTCTCATATTTAGGAATCCACTCACCTGTTGATAATCTATATCTTGAATCACGAAGATTGATCCTGCTTCCAGTTATATCATAATTACCCTTAGGTATACCCACCTCATTTATCATCTGGAAGAGCGAGTTTCTGGCCTTTACATCATCATGATAAGATGTCTCTACAGATTTTTTTATACCCTCAACCAATGACGGTATGCTTCTACTTCCCTCTCTGGATAAAACATCATTATCCATATCCGATGAACTACTCATCCCGACAGGAATAGGGATAGAAGAAATATTGTCCCCAGAAAGCATGGGGGATGGAACGGATGGAGCCGGGACATAATATCCCTGATCCCTCATCACATTCCCCATATCATTATTATTATTGCTGTTCATTTTTACCATCTATTTTATCTATGGTCTCTTTATCCAACACCGAAAGAAGATTGCTAAGGTCAGAATGCTGTTCATTAATATCCCTACCCTTTACAATAACATCCTTATTAATAGCCTCAACTACAGCTTGAGTAAGATACATCTGAGGACACATATTTATGATTTTCATGATATTATCAGCATAATCAGTATTATACTCTAATACCTTAAGCGGTGTCCCAGTCTTTGCTTGACCATGGAAATAAATACCAACTTCAACCCCTCCTGGGAATCCCTTAGCTTTGACATCATACGACTTGTAATTCCTCAAAACCGTATTAATTATCCTAATAGCCCTCTTATTAAGCTCAGATGTAGCTAGATCATTACTCTGAATATCATACTTATCAACCATCCTAGAAGCCTCCTCCGCCGCATTCTCGACAGTAGCGAAAGCGCCAAGCGAATTAGCCTGCGCCCATTTCTGGTAAGGTCTATTGGTTGTAGCAGAAAAAGACACAGGAATGATCTTGGATTCATAATCTTCCGATCTCACATTTCTTTCCCTTTCATACAAACTATACCCCATACTATCTAATTCTTCTTTAGTAACTTGAACCGTAGCGATATTCTTTCCACCAGCCATAGCTACCAAATCAAATGTATTAGGATTATCTGTAGGACGAGCATACAATATATAATTATTAAGTCTACTATCTTTATCTTTATTCAAGAAACCGGCTCTCGCCAAAAGCAGACTCTCTAATTTAGCATGCATACGCCTATCCTCTTTAGAAGCGTTGGTAGAATTGGAAAATGACCATGATCTTGGAGCAAACTCATCATATCTTCTTTCATAGACTGTTTTAGAATCCTGAACAGCCTTAGCTATATTACGACCTACATTGGAAGAAGACCATTCCCTTCTGAGCGTAGGGCCATCAGCTCTAGACATATTCTTACCTATGATCTTGATCATTTTATCCCTATTAGTCATATTGGCATCATCACTATTCATTATTGGATTATCTACACGACTATAAGTTTTGGCTATATTATCTATATCATCCAAAGTGAAATTTTCTCCCGAATATCTATTTAACAGATTTATATAAGATCTCATCAACTCCGTATTAGCTATAGACCTATCCGTGTAGTTGATGTTTTCGCTTATCAATCCAACTATAGAAGAAACTTTCAAAGCATCTTCCGGAGAATACTCCCTTCCTCCAATAACCGCTCCATTCTTACCAACATCCCTTGCGTTAACCATACCATTATCAGCATATGTATCAATACCACCAGTAACATAGTTTTGATCTTTGATAGCATCATTAAGGATATTCTTCGTAGCGACATCAAAAGCATTCGTAAGATAATCAACTTCCTCGTCCATTATCTTACTATATTTCTTCCTATTATCATTCGCCGCCATAAGGGCCTCATACCTACCTACCTTTTCTGGTGATGATAACACAGAACTAGACCCGCCACCGTTATTGGTAATCCATGCCATAATATTCTCACTATTAACACCACCTGGATATATAGAGGGATTGTTTTGTATATCGTTCTCTATACCTCGTAAATCAACAGGGTTTAAAGACGATATTAAATCCTTCTCTCCTGTTGATATATTGTTTTCATTCTGAATATACTGATTGTCAAATATATTTTCAGGAGTGACATTAGGCTGAACTTTTTCTAGCTCAATCATAACACCTGAAGAAGCTCCGGAACTGTTACCACCTTCTTTAGTCATTATCTCCCTAAGCTTAAGATTCTGATCTATTTCCTTGGATTTTTGTCTCCATGAGAACTCCCGCTCCTTGAAATCAAGACCTCTTACTTTAAAATAATAATCATCCGCACTATAACTTTCTGATGAATTATTGTATGACCATCTAGCAGATACACCATCAAGAAACTCGTTACGGACAATAAACTCCCCTGCCCTAGCGGGATTCATGTTGTTGCCAATAAAGGATGTAGCTTCCTCCACTAACGCACGGCGCTGCTCCCGAACCTCCTGCAACGAAGCCTCGATAGCCGCCTTAGCGGAAGGGCTGGCCTCCGCCCCTTTGAGCTTGGCTAAAAGAACGCTCTCTTCAGCGTCAAACCCAGAAGCATATTTATTAACAAACTGTTCAGTAGTCATACCACTAAACATGCTAGGATTGGTCATGGCTAAATACTGTCCCTCTATCTGCATCTGAGCTTTAGCATTCTGAGATATAGACCTAGCCGCTATTGATCTAATTTGAGATTGACTCATCTCATCAACAGTAATATCCCTCATCCTCCCTGTAGGTTTACCACCCACTATTTCAGGAACAGAAAACTTCTTTCCTTTATTAAGACTAACGAAATCTTTCATCATCTTATTCATTTCCTCATTATAATCCGTATAAGGAGTATAATGAATAGGATTCATCCTTGTCCCAACCTGACCATCATTAACCCATTCATAAAATGGCAACAAAGCGACAGCCTCATTTATAGCGCTATATTGCTTTGGATTATTGAGTTTCATATCCTCGATCTTCTGCGAGAAAGATCTATATTCCCTAGTGCCGGCAATAGCGTTCAACACACGGGTATCCAGAGCTTCTCCAAGACGAGCCTGTATACTTCTGGCTATACCGTCAGAAGCCAAATTAGATTTACGATACACGTTATTCACGTCCTGTATCAATCCATTTAACCTGTTCTGAAGATATTCCCTGTCCTGAGGTTTTATAATGTCAGAATTGATAATATAATCAGCATACTCGTTTATAGCCTGCCGATTGGTATCTATCTTCTGCTGCATGTACCCCATCCCCTGCATCATAACATCCATGTTGTAGGGTGATACGTACTTGCCGTAATTCCTTAATATACTATATTGTGAAGCCATCCTTTATCCTTTCTTGCCTTTAGTTACTTCCTGAGCGGGATATAATCTCCTATAACTCAATATATCTCCTTGAGGATCAGCGATCAACTGCCCATTAGGACCGATCTTTACATCCCCGAATATAGACCTTAATGTATTCATGGTCGTAGCCGTATTCCACTTCTGCTGGATCTCATCATTTACGCTATCGAAATACCTAGCCCAGTTCTCGTCATTAATAGCCAATCCATGTAATATACGTTGCTGGTAAGCTTGGGGTTGGACTATATTCTTATCATACATGTCAGCCCAAGTCCTTTGAGCCACGTTCCCTTGTTCTACCTCATTTATATACTTACCTATATTGGAACTTAATATCGCCTGTAGGTTGGATGATAAAGCCCCTCTCTGGGAATCCGGGACATTACCCATCTGATCCAATTGTGATTGGAAAGCACGATTGGCCTCAACCATATACTGATCAGCCGATCTCAACACCGGATCCACGGTAGGAGCGTAATGCCTTTCCAGACCTTCCGTTGTCACGGCTCCCGGAGTCATCCTGAACATCTCAGGAAAGTCAAGACCGCCACCCACTATATTCCTGCCTCCATTGCCGCTGTTCGACTTACCGGCATTTGTATTGGTCTTAGGGAGTGTATTGGGATCAATCAGCTCAGGCATATCCAGTTTAACATCAGGTCCCTCCACATCACCTATATCCATAGAACCGGGAGCCACCTTATGAGGATCAAGTATAAAATCAAGACCTTCCATTCCTTTCATGGATCTCAATGCCTGCATCTTAAGCATATCCTCGCCAAGTATCTTATTAACGACATCCTTGTTCTTGTCAGAGAATAGTTGGCTAAAATGGGTGATACCAGCATCGTTAAGAGCCTTATGCTGTTCCTCTGTAACAACGTCTAGACCGATCATAGGGCGAGATGTGGTAAACAAACCTAATTTATTGTCTCTCATCCTATCATGATATGCGGCTTTCTTGTCTTCCGGGTAATTACCTTGACTATCCTCACCGCCAAAGGAAACGAGCGTCGTGTAATCCCGAAGCGCCTCGGCGTTGGCGATGATCGGGTTCTCAGCCGTAGCCAAGCCCATCCAGCTACTTGTCTGACCGTAGATAGCGTCTTGCAACGCCCTAGTCCTAGCGCCCTCTGAAGCTCCCATATAAGCATCGTAAGCGACCGGATTGAATGTCTTATAATAATTCAACCTCTCATCCGTATTAATACCTCCATAAGAGCCATCAGTTCCTTGGCGTTGATAACCGAAATAGTTAGGATCATTGTTGAACCTATTCTCGATCGGGCGGAAAGTTAATTTACGACCGAACAAAGACGTGCCTCCTATCTCCATCTTCTGGCGAATACCAGCCACTTTCTTAAGCAGCTCTTTCTTAGCCTCAGCTATATCCTCCTCCGTAAGACCGTATTCTTTCATGGATCTGGATATGATGTTATCTATTTCACCACCCTTAGCGAAATACGTATCCTCATCCTTCTTTATCTTCCGGTCTTCCTGCTCCTTGTATATGACGTTAGCGAAGTCCGTAAATCTTCCCTCTAATCCATTAACGATATCGTTGCTATCATTTATAGCCTTGGATAATACGGAGGCGTTTAAACGCCTTGTACTCTCGTCATCTATCTTATCGTTTTTCTTCAGCTTCTCCAGCGCCTTTTTCTGATCATCGTAAGCCGATTTAAGACCGATCTTAGCCTTATACCTGTCCATTAACGTAGCATACGTATCCTTAGGCGTGGCTTTGATCCCATACGTATCTCTGATGTATTTAGCGAAATCCGGCTCTATGGTTGTGTCGTCAGTAATAACCTTCGTTCCCTGCTCCAAGAAAACGGGGGTTCCCCCATCGGCATGCTTCTGCCCCATGGCCTCCATCGGCGCCTCTCCGGGCTGCTCCACATATTCGCCCTTCTCAACCTCTACGTTGGCTTGATCTTCCATCGACTTAGGTAACGGATACAGATACTCACTGGTAAGGCTCCCGCTATCGAACCTATTATTAGGTCCTAGATAAACACCCCCACCATCCTTATACTGCATCTGGGATTGTCTTCTTTGCCTAGCCTCACGTTCCTGAGCCAACCTTATATTGGTACGAGTACCTTTCTCAGACGCTATCCCGGAAACCACGTTACGAGCCAATCCCATGATACCACTAATTCCTGAGGCTATGGTGGTTATCGTATTAGCTGTTTTAGCCCCGGTGGATAAATCTCCATATCCCTCGCTTCTCATACGCCCTATACCACGACCCATCTGAGTGAATCTAGACCCTATATCATCAGCGCCATAGTAAGGGATGGTGGTAAAATCAAAAACATCCGTCTCGCCTGAACCGGTCTTAGACTTATCAACATCGTTAACAGTTATGTTATTAAGCGTAATACCATTGTCCTGATAATTCTCAGCTATACGTTGCAAACTACCCTTGAAGCTAGCCGGAAACACATTATCCTGATCAAAAGCATTAGCATATTTAGTCCTCAACTGATCTGGAGTATCCAAAGAATATATCCCTAGCGGATTGACCGGCGCGGGTAATCCTTGGTTGGTATTCACCAAAGGTTCTATACCTAACCCTTGTATACCGTCCATATTACCAAGCATATACGACCCGACTTCCCCGGCCTCTTGATATTTAGGTATCTTCCTCTTGATTACATACTTGCTCATGTCTAATTAATTTCGTTCTGACACAAAGATAATCTAAAAAAACGGAGACTCACCATTTATATAACGATGAGTCTCTTTAACACTAATATTTTAAAGCCGCAACAGGATTACCCCATTTCTTCTTCCATTCATGTCCAAGATAGTCTATAAGCTTATCATAAGTATCTATAAAGCCCCCATCTATAATGCCGGTAATAACATTCTCTATAGCCACTATATCATTCAACTGATTCTTTGTGGCCATATTTCTTATCCCACTCTCATGTTTATTAAACACTATAAAATTAATAGCTTTAGCAACTCTTGATATCCTATCAGACAACTGACTCTTATCATTAACCAATCTAGCTACAGATGAACTCATTTTGATATAAGCTTCTCCGGCGGCATTCCTGTCCTCTATAAATCCATCATGTAGCCATATTATCACCTTGGCATATATTTCTGGATCCAACTCCAATGCTACCATAACAAAAAAATACGGATTGACATACCATTTCTGCCCTTCTCCCTTTCCTCTTCGGTAAGCCATGCCGTATTTTTTAAGATCAGTTATCTTATTGATTTCCAATACATAATTTTGTACTGTAAGATTTCTTACAGTACATATATTGCTTATACTCAATTCTTTAACAAGAGCCTTCATCTTTTCCTGAAAACCATTTGTGGAGAACAAATGATCAAGTCTCCTCGACTCTAATCCCATAGATTTGCGTTTTTCATTTAAAGCCTCCATAACTTCCGTTATACACACAAACCCGTCCTTGGACATAACAGAGATATTTCTACCCAACAATTCTCGACTTTCTGACTGCAAAATCAAATTACTTTTCATACTTTTATCATGCTTTTAAATTAATAAGTGCGCCTACCCGCTCGTGATGAGTAGATAGGCGCACAAATATAAATAATAAATTACACAATTACAAACTATAAAACAATGAAATTCAATTTATAACATATTGTAATTATTGAACAGTACTAAATTCTTTTCACGAACAACGAACCTAAGGCTTTCACCATGTCATAGAAACCAGCGGAGCTGAATCCTACAGCCACTCCATATAATAAAGCTTCCCACCATTCACTACCTACCAACAATGGGGATACCTGAAGAAACCACGCCAAGATACATGTCAACATGCCAATAACAATAGCCGATAGGATCTTAGCCCACTTGTGGGTATCGATATACGGTACTACCTTAGCTAGCTGGGTAGCTGACATCGTGACGAAAGCCATGATACCGGTAAAGGTAGTCAGATCAATAGTAATAGCCCCTTCTGATGGGATTACCTCTTGCGCCATCAAAGCGAACGGCGTCAATAACATAGCAAATAAAAATAACAATCTTTTCATATCTAAAAACGTTTAATGATTTCACAAATGTAGTATTAATTTTGAGTTCTGCTCATACCTTTTATATTAAGACTTAATCCCGGTATCATATTAAGTACCAACTGCCTTTTCGCTTGCTCCCTACGCATACGCTCGGCTTCCGCTATCTGCGCCTCTGATTGGGGATCATTCTTGATGTTATTAGCGATATCCTCTATAGTTTTCCTGTTGGCGCCTGATTGAGCTAGCATCTTATATAACAGGTCTTGACCTTCCTTCTCCCACCAGCTATCCACGGCAGGATGGGAAGCCAAAGAAGGGCCGGCGGGGGCTACCGTCTCAGGTACGGGCTGCTGACCTCCGTCCCCCGTGCCCGAATCCCGCTGTCCGAACTCGTATCTCATTGGCTCGTTCTCCGGAACACCATACCTATTAGCGAACATATCAGCGAACTCAAATCTCTTCTCATTTCTTAAGGTCGATCCAAGAGGCCTACCGTATCCTTGATTCCATGCCACGGTAGCGTCCTTGTAGTTGACGGCGTTATCGAAATCGGATTTAGAATACATATAGTAATTATATACATTACCTTGAGCGTCCTTGTCAAAAAACTTTCCTTGATTGATGTAATTCCAACCTAACCCCGGGACCTTGCCTTGATACTCATCCACGAGATAATCCAGTTGTTGGGTTAATGTCGGTTTCCTACCATACCTGCGCTGTAGCTCCTTCTTCCTCGGTCCAAGCCATTGTTGGATGCCAAAATCACCGGCGGCTCCTAGGGCTTCGGTGTCCCCTCCGGACTCGGCGGCGATGTTCGATAGGATGCCGATAGCTTGCGTTTGTGGTATCCCCTTCTTATCGGTCAGATAATCCCATATCTCATCATACACAGCCATCTTATTATCCTCTGATCTATCAGGATCAATTACATATTTACCATCTCCATAAGCCCTACCTGTGCTTACAGACCCGCCCTTATCTTTCTTCTCCTTATCATCATCCATCAACATCTTACCAACTATAGCCGCCGGCAAAATAGCAGGAACGTTTTTAATGGCTTTTTTTATTTTATCCGATGATTCTTTCAATACCTCTCCAGTAGCTCCAAGCATGTTATTAGAATAATCACCAGCATAATTGCTACCTATACCACTCACAAGGTTATACACATCAATCTCATCCATGCTATCGATATACTTATCAAGGTCATCAACAGATGGAGTCCTTCCATATGTATTATAAAATTTATTCCACAAGCGAAATCTAGCTTGAGTATTAAAAGCTATTTTCTCTGATATCTCATCACTTGATGAGTTTGGTTTAGCCCTATAAGCGTCTTTTAATAATGACTTATCATTTTCGGATAAATAAATCTTATTATAATTATTACTTGAATCATATTTATGTCTAAACTCATGAGATAGGTTAGATAAACTCTCATCACTCCTAGTAACAACCTTATTGTATTTACTAGTATAAAACCCTTTAGCATTACTATTATCCAAAGCGGAGGATACCTCATATCTAAAATCATCAAAATCAGAATCCGCTGATACCCTTAGATTGTAAGCTTCTTCCAACCGTTTCCCATTATCATCAAGCATAGAATCTATCTTATCCTTAATATGCTTGTTAGACACATCATTTATATTTTGGAGATCAACACCATTATCAATCATCAAATCCACAGCCGCCTTATAAGAATCAGGAAGATCATTATAATTCCTTGAAATTCTCTCATGGACATCCTTGTTAAAAAAAATCCCTAACCAAAGGTTCATCATGAACATATTTATCTACAAGATCATTATCTACAAGAAAATCATACAATTTACGTTTATCTTCTGGCAGAGGAATCTTCTTTACTTTATTAGCGAAAGAAAAAAATTCACCTAATACCGGGAATAGCCCTAAAGCTGATAATGTCATTCCTAAACCATCCCCAGCCTTCGATGACTCCACAAAATCTCTCACATCCATAACATCCCCAATAATAGGGATACCTCCAGCTATAATCTCGGTAATGTCAACTCCATCGTTTATCTTCTTGCCATATTCAGTATTAAGATTTATGCCACTAGATCCAACGGAGGTGTTATCCCTTGAAGCCACATATCCACCCCCTTGTTTCTTATCCATCTTCTCTCCCCATAGCCCATATTTCCCCCTAGGCCATATACCGTCTATGGCATCCACATAACCAACGGGGTGCTCCCCGTCCAGACGCCGGGCCCGTCGCTCGTCAGCTGGGTACAGGGCGTTGGCCAACGGCTGTGTGATATGACCCAACCCCTTATCCTTGGAACTCGACATAGCATCCACCACAGTCCGATATATAGGTCTTAATTTCTCAGGTAAATATAGCCCCGCCTCATCAACCAACTCACCGATCTTCTTATTTATACCCCTGATACTGAAATTATAATTACCCATGCCATTATTCAACGGGGACAACGCACCTCTTATCCCATTCATGCCTTTAACTGCGGCTCCTCCGCTAAGGATATCAAACTCCGGGGATACGTTCCTTAAAGGACTATCACCCATACCCCTGAAATACATAGGACGCTCACCATTGACAACCCGGTCAAGATCCTTCTTATATAAATCCTTTATCCACGATGGGATTTCCTCCGGTTTATTCTTCTTAGACATATACTACATTTTTCACAAAGATAACTATAATCTCATAAGCCTAAAAACACGAAACGGGCACATAATAAATCATGTACCCGTTTATACGCTAATGCATGTGATAAGCAGCCAAAGCCCCTTTAGCTTTCTCCTTGGACTTGTACTTAGCTGGCCACAACTTACCTGTCTTGTTACTGACCACTCGCCAATCACTCCCTACTTTCTTGATACATCCTGATTTCGGGCATTTGCCCTTCTTTTTACTGCTAATTTTCCCTGCTGCCATAACATCAAATATTTAAAGGTATATAATCACCTCAATAAACTTTCTCATCATTACTAAACCAACGTACTATCATCTTGAACCGACTCTCGATGTCATTAACGAACCTAGCCAAGAACCAATCGCCACGAAGACGATCACGCCACCTCCGATGATAATCGACAGCCCTGGGGTCGATCTCCCGGCCAATGTCATTCACATCCTTAACCCATATCGGAAGATTGTTCGTATCGTCTTTGACCTCGTTAAAATAGTCATTTATATTTATCTTCTGATCAACCTCCGTCACCAGTATCTCACGGCTATCATCATTGGTTACAGGATACCTTAACCGCTGGCTCATATCGTTCTTGTCGGCGATAACCATCCGAAGCTCACCACTGTTGTTGGTATCGTTATAAAACCATGCCTTATTGAATCCGGTAGTCCTAAGAATTTGGTAATTAACCTCATCCTGATACCTTCTGGCATCCATCCGATATTGGTAGTTCGCGAGGATCTTATTCACATACTGCTCACGTACCGGAACCTCTATAACGAACGGATATAGCTTACCGTAAAATACTTGATACGATTGGTTGGTCAATCCATGAGACCATAACCCTATCTCCTGACTTTCACTTGAGTAGTTCTTTCCAGACTGGAAATAATGCTGGTGCTCGATATAATAATCAGGGGTGTAGGATAAATATGATTTCCACTCACCCTTCAGGCAGTTATATCCAACGGTGAACGAGACGTCCGTGAAATGGCTGGCGTCCTGTAGCTCCACCGCCTGCCCGTTCCTGTAGAACCGGCCGCCACGGAATTGGTACTCGCTCGGATTCCCTACCGGTATATAATCTTTCTTGGTTATCAGAACTCTCTTGAACCGATTGTCCCAGCCCATGGATAGCCCTATACCAAAGAACTTGTTATCGATATCGTAATAAGACAACTCAGCGTCCGTATCAGCGTTATATATCCGGCTACGGATGATCTTCATCTGAAGATGCTCCTTAAACCAGTTTCTAAGCCCCGGTGTGACCTCCGTAAGATTCCTACCATTAGAATCTACCTTAAACACCTGACCACGCCTTAAATCGACCCAAAAATGCCCAAACTCGCAACTGATCATATCCCGACTCTGGGTCCCGGAATATCCTAACGTCGTATTATTATACTCAATGCCACGAGAGGCGAAAAGCCCACCTGTCCCTAGCTCGCTATTCTCCGGGGATATTCTTTCTGCCAGCACGTCTATAGCGTTATATAGTCCTACCTGATTCTCGAAGCGAGCTAGTATTTGATCCGACTCTATTCCCTTCATGCTTATAAGCTTTCCGAACGAGGTCTTGAACTCATGGTAATCCATAGGCTTGTACGACAGCCAAGGATCGGTCATGCCGTTCTCCGACACGTCGGCGGTGCTCCATATGACGCCGTTGGGTCTTTGGTAAGCGCAGTCCCAAAAATTGCTATCATACGTCTCTGGTAATGACCTGCCACCTAACGTAAATCGATTCTTATACACAGGACTCATCTTAAACACATTACTCCTTGATATAGGGACATTACGCTCCTGAGTCCATGATATATAATCCCCCACCTCCGGATAGAACCCCTCGTAAGGCTCAGGGCCGGCTATACGGAAATTGCAATTGGTCTCAGACTCCACAAGAAACTGAGGTATGCCATAGAAATATAGGAAGAAACGACCGCTAAGATACATATCTCCGGTCTTGCAAACCATCTCATAAGCGCTCTTCCGGCTAGGGAAAGAGTATAGCGATCCGGTATCCGTATCGGTCTTATTAAGATAATCCTCCCCGGTATCGTAATTGACGAAATAACGGGGATACCCGATGTTTCGATAATCGTAATAAGGGAATGGTATCATGTCTCCCTGACCAAACTGAGTCAAGCAAAACATAGGCATCTTCCTCTTAAGCGAGAATCTTGATATAAATACATCACCTCCAAAAACAGGTTTACGCTTATTCTCATCCATCAACCCGCAACCGCCTAACGATACCCACCTGATATCCTCTATCTGCCCGTATTGAGCCGGAGAATATTTCTTTATCCTCATATAGGGGCAGGATACGAAAGATTCACGTGTCATAAAATGAGGCGTCATACCAGCCACCTCATCGTTACGAATATTACACTCATCCTGAATACGGCTGGTATCGTAACTTGAAACCAACTCCGGATATTCAAGCATATACTTATCCATACCAAATGACATGAACAATGAATGCTCACGATCGAGGTTGTTTATGATAATAGGCTTACCGCCTACGGTCTCCCCTTGCGAAGAGATATCTGTTACCGGATATAACCCGCTCTTGATATATTTAGCCGTTGACAATCCACGTAACTCTGACTCCCCTATTTTTTGGTAAAATAAATTATAATGAGCGACAGAAGTATAGTAATAAGCATAGTTCCGTCTAGGTCCCCTATCTATCAATGCCGTTAACCACTGATACCTATACTTGCCTATATCCACCACGGACTGGGCTGTGGCCTTGGCGATACCTGTAGCCAGACGGATAGCCGTCAGCGCTATGCCGACAGGGTTGGCTAAAAAGAACACACCTCCACCGACATATTGCTGTGAAGCCGACTGATATGTATACTCAGCTATAGCGGATATTAAATTAGCCATAGCCTCCACCGTAGCCAATGATGTTGCCATACTGTAAGCCTTACTCCCTAATATCGTCCATTTAGGGTGATCCTCCACCTCCCTGAATATACCGGAGGATTTACCTAATTGATAACCATCAACAAGGCACTCGGTGGGAGCGTCAGGCTTGTTAAAGGCAATATCAGGACTTAAGAATGAATACCAGATATTACCCTTCCTGTTAAACGGATGCGTTATAAATTTCTCACGATTAATATCCTTATAGATATACATATCATCAGACAAATCGTTGTAAGGGTAATTAGGATAAAGGTTAGCCGATCCGTCGGGATCATCGTACTTAAACATATCATAAGCCAGACCGGTCCCGATAACGCTCTTATCCAACGTCCTATCGCCCCTATACAACTCATATCCTATTATAGAATCTCTTCTAGCCTTATCTATAAGACCGTTCTCTACCGCTATATCCAGAAACTCATTAACGATATCGTCATCAAGCATCACCCCCATAGGATAAATATAGGAGTCAACTCCATATTGACCGGTCAGTTGAGACGGATTACCCATAAAAGGAGCGACAGAGTTATCCGGAAACTTGTAATGACGTATAGGTTTCTGACAAAACGTGGTTGACGTATTGGGGTACTCAGCGTTACCCCCATTACCGGTGAAATAAGACTTACCCCCAACTGATTTAGGAGACCCATAGTATTTCGTCAAAGAATCTATTATGTCCTTCCTCTTTGATCCTCCCGATGATATCCCGATCTTGCTTGAATCATACAACTCAAAATTAGCCGGGTACTTATTAGTAGACTCCCAATATCCGAAATCACCATACTGATATGGTCTGGGAGCGCAGTCAGCGGGTTTATCTCCACATGAGACACATTTCGCCTCATAGGTAACAAATCTCCTTAATTTCAATTCTTTCGTGAAGAAGAACACGTATTTCACCTCCAGCGGCCGAATGCCAAAACAGAACGGGGCGGGGAAGATGGCGGTGCCGGCCGTATAGAATCCGGCAAGCTCCTTCATGTCCTGCCTCATGGCGAAACCGGTGAAGAACACGCATACCGCAGGCTCGATGCAAACATATATCTTATGGAAAGTAGTCTTGTCATCATTCCAGAACAAGTACTTTGGCATCATAAATATCTTATGATCCACGTAATTCACTATAACACCTTTCTTGGCATCATTAGCCAAAGGATTAGGAGCCACGGTACCTTCCTTGTCCGAGAAAAACGTTATACGAACCTTATTGTATGATGATGAGTCGCCGATCGGATAATTATAGTTACCCATCATCTCTATATACATAATACCGTTATCAGGATCGGATAAACCACTTATGTATTTCTCGTAATCCAACTCCACCCATCTGGCGTATGAGGATACATGTGGATAGAACTTGAAATAAGTCAAGTTGCTTCTACCGAACCAATTGGTCTTGGCGTCAATATCATTCTGCACAGACACACGACTTCCCCAATCAGTAGATATGCTGGTATTGAACTTAGAATTATCACCATCGCCAAAAAGACACATGGCGTTCTCGATACCAAACTGACTCTCATATTGGGGGAAATAAGCCTCCATCGTATCCATTAACTGATCAAGCATCGTCTCCGTATGCTTCTTTCCTTCCCATCCGGGATATTGATACAAATATGTGCACTTACCCAATGACCTACCCCCTTGGAATGTAGGAAGTTGAACATCGTTAATAGTAGGATTCACATGAGGATCACCTACCGAGCACCCATTAGTACATATACCCTCATCATATAACTGCCGGACATTAGACATATCCTGACACAAGACCAAAGCGGAGGAGTCTATATCAGACGGGAATTTATCCTCATCCTGACCATCCAGCCATTCCTGAACCAGATCTATGATATTCTTACCTCCACTGGAGTAATTATCGAAATCACACAATACAGAGAATTTCCTTTGTGACTCGGCGTTACTTTGTATTAATGTCGTAGGTTCGGTCTCCACGTAATCACTAGCCAGCTTATACGTAAAATCAATCCTAGAATCCACCAAAGAGTTTTTATCCAATATAGTCCTGGTCTCTATCCTCTCGACATCATCACATCCACTAGGGAAATCGGGAGCCTTTATACCGTCTTGATCCTCCGGCAATGATATAGCAGCGCATAACTCGTCAGTAATACCTACATTAGATTCTATGATATCACACAGGTTCTCTATATTATCAGCGATATAATCAATAGCATCATCTACCGTAACATCTTCCCCCATCGTGTTGATAACGAATTGGGTCTCTCCTACCGTGGCATATTCCTGCTCTACATATCTGAGTTGCTTGACATCTAGCTGATTCTTGCATTCTCCTCCAAAACCATCAAATCCCCAAGACGGGTCGTTTATGATCTTTGCCGTATTCTTAAACTGCCAAAGATGACGGCGGCTGTTCCCCGCGCACTGCGGGTTGTTCTCCAGCACCGACGCAGCCGACAGGTCGTCAGAGTTACCGTCCTCATCAACGATAACCTCCATCTCCTCCCTTGTGGCCGGACGAGGGATAAGCGGGAATCTAGCTGTCCTGTATCCTGTATTGGTAAAGAACCTTATACCCAACGGATATACCTCGTCACGCATGAAAGAGGCGTATTTAGAGCAAGCCACACCGTCTTTATACAGATTCTCCGTGGCTATCGATGTCTGCCATTTAACGAAATGACCCAAGAAATTAACGACCGGTTGAAGATTCCATTCATTCTCCACGGTCAATCCGTATTGAAGAAGACGATTCCCGACAGACGTCATGCCTCTGGCTGTCTTATATACCGGTATTTCCTTGGATAACTTCTCCATGGTCGTACGCTCGCTATATTGATCCGTAAGATAATAGATAGTCCTTTCCGTTATCGGATGTATACCTTCTATGAAATACTCAAGAACCGGGCTTTGCTCACCATTAAACCCAACCGTGTTCTGTATAACACCTATCTTATAATGAGATACCTGCTTATCTATATTGGACACGGTAAGGCGGATACCCATGTTGGTTGACTTACCCCATAAACCATCGCGGATAACCATATCTTGACGATCGAATAACATGATTGGGTTGGTCAATGAGCAATATCCAGTCTTCTCAATCCCGAACTCATCGCACAACGCCACGCAGAACTGGTAGGTCCCGGCACGCAAGCTTCCCCCGAACTCCACGACCTCAGGCTCCACGCACGGGGCCGTCAGCAACGGGAACACCAGCAGCTTCTCGCAGGCCAGCCTACACCTCTCTATTGGCTTGTCATCCCCACATGTCTTATACCCATGGTAATGATACCAAAAGTCACCATCATCATCCGGGTTAAGGGCCTTATCGACCATAACATATCGCTGGGGATTATATCCATCGGTCCAGTATATCACCTTCCCGCATTTCTCGTCCTTGATCTCTATATCGAAGATCGGATGATGAATGGAGAAATTAAGACAAGGGTCATCAACCCAGTCCTCTATCAGGACCTCCATCAAATCACATATCTCATCAAAACGACCATCCGACTCCTCAAGCCTCTCGCCAAGGATACGATGGATGTCCTTTCCCGATCCAGCCAATTGATCCTCCACGGTCTTGATATAATCCAATGACCGCATGAACGTGATCTTAGACGTATTATCATCCGGATTAGATAGAAAGAAATAAGTGTTATCACCAGCTATATCATTCTTATACCCAATAACCTTATAGCCATCAAATCGCTTACATAAAAGGGTACTAGGCTCGTTCTGGATCTTAAGCTGGCTTCCATCGTCACCCTCTATGGTAGCGTTCAAGGCGAAACTATATTCAGACGGGGATAGATCCTGTGGATGCTTATCCCTATTCATCCCGGAGTCGGGAACCGCTATGTTAGAGTTATTTTGCACGACATTATCTTTTTCGCAAATATAATAAATCCACCAGATAATCACTTATGTGGCGGATTCTAATAAACAGTACGTATTATGCAAAACATTCAAATCGTACAAAAATAAAAAATCCTCCAGACTTTCACAAGTAAGGAGGAGAACTAAATACTTTTAAACGCTCGTGTAAAGTACAAAAACACAACAATTACAAATTTTTACCCATGTAGTTCGATTGCTTATCGGCATCCTCTACAGATATGTAAAAGAAACCATTAGTCACGTATCTCTCATTGACATCCACAAAATCAGTAGATCCTTTATCCACTCCTTTCTTCGATCCCTCATCACACACAGCTACCAGACTATTAAAGTCATTGGAATAACCAACGACAACACCATGTATGTCACGATTCCGAGGATCGAATACGTACCTCATCTTACACCTATCGTAAGCTAACTCTAAAGAGCTTTTGCTTAACCTCTCATCTAATCCGGCACCCGCTACCAAGACCAAAACGCTCTTTGATATGTCACTCATGGTGGTATCCTTGGCCGGAGCCTTAGGCATAGAAACGCCTTCCATGACAAAATCCAACGCCTTATCTACAAGACCATCGAAATCATCATCTCTTATATAATCCTTAAGTACCTCCAGTATATATAACCGGACATGGAGTTCGTTATTTACATCATTCAATGTGACCATAATACTAGTTTTCGGCAAAGCTAGATTATTCCCACGCAATAAAAGATCAAATATGTCATAAGTGAAGGATTAAAAAAAATAAAAAAACTCTCCTATCCTCACGAACAAGAGAGCCGATGTGTTTATGATTATTTAACCAACAAAACCACCATACTTTAGAAGGTGGATGAATTGGTTTGATTAATTTTGAATCAAAATTACAAATAAAAAAATGATTTCCTACAAATACAACATCTATCATTCCAAGAAAACGAAGTATCTTGATAAAATGCTTCGTGAATGTTGTTTTGTATGGAATCATGCTTTAGCTCTACAACGTAGGTATTACAAGCTGTTTGGGAAATATATATCAATTGGTAAAATGAAGAAGCATTTTGCTAAAAGAATTAAAAGAAATCTTCTTCATTCTCAAACAACACAAGAAATACTTGAACGTCTTGATGAATCTTACAACCGTTTCTTTAAAAGAAAATCAAAGAGACCACCTAAGTTTAAAAGATCAGATTGTTTCAACTCTTTTGTTTTTAAACAAGGAGGTTTTACCTTAAACGGTAATATCCTTACAATCAACAAAGGAAAGAAACGTTTTAAGTTTTCATACAGTAGAGCATATGAAGGTAATGTTAAACAAATAAGAATAGTCAGAGAAACCCGCTATCGTTTTAGTTTGATTATAGTTACAGATTACAATCCTGCAAACTCTTACAGAAAGACATATGATGGTGCATCTGTAGGATTGGATTTTGGCCTGAAAACTTACCTAACTAAAAGTGATGGTAACAAAATTGGGTCTCCATTATTCTTCAAACAATATCAAAACAAGATTAGAAAACTAAACAAACGGCTTTCTAATGCAAAGAAGGACTCCAGTAATAGAAGAAGGAGACTGTTTGAACTCCAACAAACGTATCGTAAAATAAACGATCTTCGATCGGATTTTCAATGGAAATTAGCTCATGAATTGTGCAAACAGTATGATTATATTTTCATTGAAGATCTAAACATTGAAGGAATGAAACGTTTGTGGGGAAAGAAAGTTTCTGATCTCAGTCATTCTTCTTTTATTAACAAACTTACGTATATCGCTTCAAAGTATGGAGTGATAGTACATAAGATTGACAAATGGTATCCTTCCTCAAAGACTTGTGAATGCGGGTTTGTTAATAAAAACTTGTCGTTGAGAGATCGCACATGGCGTTGTCCAAAATGCGAGTCTATCAACGACCGTGATTTTCTTGCGGCCCGTAATATACTTCGGAAGGGCATTTCCGAATTGGAGAGCAAGAGTAATTCCAGCGATAGTAATATCGGGGTTTCTTGCGTCTGTATCCAAGAATCCCATTTGCTTTAGTGATGGGAGTATGTCAAGAAGAAAAATCTATTCGCCAATCCTTACAATACAGTCACGAGATTCCTTGTTATAGATCATCGTGCCTACCTTAGAATACAAGGTCTTTATATTTTGCCAATTATCCTCACCATGAGCGGATACGTTAGTGGGAGCGTCACCGGTATAAACCTCCTCGCCTCCGATATTGACAAAATCATATCCACGTTTCTCCATAGAACCGCCCTTATATGCCGTGAACCTGATAGTGACATCACCTTTCTCACGACCACCATACCAGTTACCGTATATACTGCACCTGATCTCAAGAGGTAATTTATCGTAATTATCACCATCCAACAACGGCCCCATCTGGATTAAGGCAGCCTCATTACCTGATTCCATGTTATCACCGCCATGGATAAGATAATCACCTACCCGTTCCTGCGTGGTCTGATACTGTTTACTCCAACCAACCAGCTTGCCGTCAACATCCGGGAGGCCGGTGTTATCGAAACCGGTAGCCGTGTCAAAGTCAATGCCGTCCTCGTCAGCCCAGATATACCTAAGCACAAGGTAATCGAACTCCGGGATGATCACCACCGGGACGGACTCCTGCCTGCACACGAACGTCTTCTCCTCCTTGGTGCCTTCTTTTATAACTTTGTACGTAGCCTGACGTATCTCTCCAGTCTCATTGATATCAGCGGTAACCCTAACCTCAGCAGGGCCGGTACCACTTGTCTTATCTAAATGTATCCAATCAGCCATATCATCGTATTTTGTTAAACCATTTTAATATACTTATCGAAAGCGTTGGGCCACATCCGCTCATAAGACAACATCCTTCTCCTATTATCCTCAGCCAGTTCCCGATAATCATTTAACGTGATCATCGACATCTTAAGCTCCTTCATAGCCCTAGCGAACTTACCCGGTTCCTGTTGGGCGTATAGCTTATAAGCGTCACCAGCGCCTTGTATCAAGCCATTCACAGCGGCATTCTCGAAGATCTTCATCTTGATATACGTCTCGACATAATCCTCAAGGTATCCTAACGCCGTTTCAGGTATATATGGGAGACCGTCATCATCCTTGGGTGTAGCACGATATATGATGTAAATAAATCCATCAAACCCGGTATACATAGTATTGCCGGATATAGTTATATCATAATTATCCCAATCGTACTTATCCCGATATTTGTCGGCGGCGCAATCACGCCTCAGTCCTCGACCTATAGACAGCCTTACGGGATGATGGTAATGAAATCGAACCTCGTGAGACCCGATATATATCCTCTCCGTGATCGTCTTCTCAAACTCCTCCTTACAGCACTCGGTGCAGGAGTTCCAACGGAACCCACGCTCGGTGCGCTCGACCCAGCCGATCTCGTGTTGGAGGTCAGCCTTAGCCTTGTCGCCGCCAGGAATCTCACAGATAAGAGGCTCACACCTATAGGCGTCAAGCATGTCGAAAAAATCGGAAGGCAATACCGCCTGTTTATTACTGGTCTTGACAACCGCCTCTGACATGACCGCTATAACACCCCCGAACCTTTTCAAGGCGATCTCAGCCCACCTATAAACAGACGAGGTATCTATAGCCCCGCTATCATCGTATTTATGTAAATCGGCCTTGATCTCGGCCAATAGCCCTTTTATAGTCATATTTAAGTCTTTTGCACAAAGATATGTATTTGAATCCGTGATACAAAAAAAATCCAGTCTACCCTCACGGGCTAACTGGATCACAAAAACTTCTACAGCTTATAAACCCATTTAACTCCAAATACCTTACTCTCCGACTCAACCTCCCGATACAAGAACTTATATCTCCTACCTGATTCCATAGCCAACCTACATTCCTTATTCAAGGCCGGAGAGATATATAGATGAAAATACTTATTCCTAGGCATAAAATCCATACACGTATGGACGTAAGAATATCCACCCGTCCCACGCCTATTAATAGTACCGGTAAGTTTATTCAGATATATCTTGCGGTTAGGATTAATCTTATGACATAGATAACCGATGTTGTTTATATAAACCCCTCCCTCATCCTCCAGATACCTATCACGTATGACTTTCCAGATCAACGACTGGCACTCAAGGATATCATTCTTATCCACGATCGTATGCTTCCTCCTTTTCCCGTTCTTAGACATAATAGATCTATAGAATCGAAGAAAGTATTGATCAAGTATTTTAAATGACTTTGTTTTCATATCACAAATATAACAATTTCATCCTAATACAAGAAATTTATACACAAAAATACACCGCCTGCACCAAGGACGAGGCAAATAGGATAGCCGACAATAACCTACAATCCGATGGTATC